GGCATATTCATCGGGAGGCAGTTTGCGCAACTCATCCATTGACCAGATTGGCTTGCCGATTGTGGCCCGCGTGATATTGCGCCAATGGGGGTCGGTAATGCCCAATTCGTTAACAATGCGTCCTATATCTTCAGGCGTCAAGTGCTCGCCCGTTGGCATTCCCGTAAGATTGGGCGGGAATGTCTGTGTAGGAGCAAGAAGGTCGGCCTCACCCGATAGTAACGCCACACTTTCCTTGGGACTTAACCCAAAGAATTTCTTTAAGTCTCCCTTCCACTGCCTGTAAGAGGGCAATTGCCCCTGTTTGAGTTCAGTCAGCGTCTTGCGCAATCGCTCATATTGGTTGTCGCTTACTATCCCTTTCGATTTAGCAATTTCCAAATCCCGAAGCGTGCCATCAATCTGATCTCGACGTATAGGCGTCCAGACACCATGCTTACCGAGTTCGCCACGATAATGGATGTCTTCAATATCTTCTAATTGAACTCCGCCACCGACACGCTTTTTATGCTCTATATCCATTCTGCCATAGGAAGTGCCCCCATAAGCCTCTTCGCGTGCAAAAGTCCAGGCAGGGAACTCATTAACCGTCTGGTCCATATGACTGATGATGAGCCAACGATCACGCGCAATCTCATCTACAATCTTGCGATATTCTTCGAGAGGGATATCTTCAGGGATATTCTCTACCAATCTTCGACAAATTGCTTCCCAGTGTTCCATAGATTTGGGACTTATATCACCTGGGACGGGGTGATATCCTAACCCATATTGTAACGACCTTTCCCTTAATCTTTGAGCGGCTTTTTGTGCTTCTTTTGTAAGAACTTTGAAATTTGCCCGCTTCTCAGGGGCAGGGTCCCATCTCTTCAACGCTTCCTGTAGGATTCGATATCGCTCGCCATACTCCTCCCTCATGCTCTTTTCAATAACATCTACCGCTCGTCCCGTCTTAGATTTCGCTTCATCTGCATGGGCTCGGAGTTCCCCAATTGCACGGTCAAATATATCGTTTACGTCTTGTGCGGATTTTGCGCCATCCAATTGTTTCCCTACCCATTCAAAGATAGGGGAAACGTAATCGGGTGGGGTTTTGCTAGGATAAGCCAACAGATTCGGCGCTGGCTTCAATGCTTTTTGGATATTCTCTTGAAATTCCCTAGCGTTGGCCGTAAGGTGAGGGTTCATTAATACTTGGCGTAATTCTTCCACCTTCTGTTCGGGAAGATATGGCGCAATCTCATCCAGAACGCCTTGTACAAGGCGGGGACGCATTTGCTCGAATTCTCCCGCCATTGCATCGGCAAATATCTTTTTACTGAATAATGACTCACAACGGCTGTATAAGTCGAGCACAGCGCCTACTACCGTGGCGAGATTTGCTTTCCGCACAAAGCGAGTTCCTGGTTTCTCTATCTTCTTCCCTATATCCGTCAGGCCCTCTTCGGTAGCCTGCATAACTTTCTGTAACGCAGGGTGTTCTATAGGTTTAGGCTTCCGCCCAAATAGTTTTTCCACTACCAAATTCCAGGTTTCCCTAGGCGTCTTCTGCCCAATAGGGAAGGGGAGTTCTGCCATTGCTGGCTTCCGCCCAGGAGCACCGAATATGGTTTCGCCCCCTAATCGTTCAGGGACTTCCCCCAAAGTCCTCCTTATATAGTAATCGGCGGAATATCCCCCAGGAAGGTTGCCATCGAGGGTGAGTGTAGTCAGTCCCAAGTTATTCCAAAGGTTGTTCCAGAATGTGCGGAGGGACATGCCCAACCAACTTTCCTTCATCAGTCGGCGGGCATAGTCCAGGGTTCGAGTGATGACCCCTTTCGTCTGTAAATCTAATCCCAACTCACGGGCCTTGGCTCCTAATATGGCCCGTTTGAATACGTGCTTAATATATCGGTCATACTGTTCGGGGGTCAATTGCTCCACATTCAGGCCAAGTGATTCTACTTCTCTATCCACCATCTTTTTAAGCATGGCAGTAGGGTCTTGCGTGGTAACCTTGTGTATATCATCGGCAAGGTTGGTAATCCTTATAGGGTCAAGAGAGGCAGTAGGAGATAGCGCTTTAACCATCTCCTCGGCAGCGCCCTTGGCCCCTATTTGGTCAACACTAGAGAAGATATTGCGTAGTTCATCCATCTTCTCCGCTGGTATATCTTTCCAAGGTATGTCGGCCAACTCAGCGGCTCTCTTAACCACGGCCGAATAGCCCTTTTCATCAATTACGGTAGGGAATACATCACGATACCATTTGTAAAATTTTTCTTTGGCCCCTCTGGAGATAGCAGGGACTTGTTCTCCCTCTGGCCCTACCAAATAATGTATCCATTCCAACGGGCCCACATCCTTTGGCTTGGCTTGCATTACCTCATTGAGCACATCATCGACCTCGCGACTGAGTATCCTCATTTTGGAATAATTAGTCTTCTGTCCTAACCATTTGAGGACAGGGATTTTACCAAACACTGTCCCCTCTGTGCCCCCCATGAGGCCGACCGCTTTCAACCCCGTCTTAGCAGTTGTTTTAAGAGGCCACATTACGGGCGCTTGTAGGGCCTTGGATATGCCAACGGGAATAAGCCAAGCAGGGTCAAGAAGCATCTCGCCAATCATTTCATACCGCCAATCGGCGTGCTCCCTTGCCACCTTAGCCACGTCTTCGATAGGGAGTTCATCGAAGGAAACGCCTCTCTCCTCTTTTAATCGCTCTATATCTCGCCAGAATTGCGATTCTCGTAAGGGCTCAGGTCTTGAGGGCGCTGGTAATGATGGCGCACCCACCACGGGGACTTTATAAGGGTGTTTTTTGAGATGATAAATAGGAGACAGAGGGGCAAGTGCCCTAGCAGCAGGCTCTAGCATGAATGTGTATCCTGCCTCTTTGCCAATCTGGTAAATCTTGGGTATATTCCCCCTGGCTCGCGTTTGCCCCCCTATCGTTCTGGCAGTAGCCAGTTGTTTCTGTTGGGCCTTGGTAGGCGCTAAATAAGGTACGCCAGGAATATTATAGGGTTGCCTTCCCGCTGCCCTAAAGGGATACACGGTGGTATATAATGCCCCCTTCACCTTCCGCGCTGGTTCGACAAAAGGCCACATGACGGGAGTTTCATATCCCAAGGGCCCCCGTGCCGAGAAATAAGGAACCAAACCTAGAAGCCCAGGCCCCAATCCCTTCCGAGGGTCCCCCCAAAGGGAAGCCGCTAAATCCAAAAGGAATTTATCCGTTGCACTAGGGTCGTATACTTTGGTGGGTATAGTACCCCCATAAGTATGAATCACGCCTGGAGTACCTTGAGGGGGCTCAAGGCGTTGATACCAATTCTTTAGTCTCTCCCATTCTCCCCCTAGCCAACCCGTTACTTTTCTTCCCGCTTCTTGTACATCACCCCAAGTCCATTCCGTGATGGGGGGAATGTAGGGCGGTAATCTTGGGGGCGCTTGTCGTATAACTGGTTCGGGCCCGAATTTTTCTGGAGGGACATATTTAGGAATACGCGCGGGTTTCATCGGTGGAGGCCCAGGACGTGTGCCCCCCAATCTACTAGGCGGAGCACCACGCGGTATGCGCGAAGGTTGCTCTGGCTCATACGGTTGCCCCTCGTATGGGTCAAATCCCCAATCAGGCTCCTGCTGTCGCCGTCTATTCAATTCCCTTTCAAACTCAGGGTCATCCCAAAACGGTATTACAGCCATTCTACCTCATTACTTGTCAAAGTCATGTTAAGAAGCGATTCCAGATAAACCATAATCGCCTCTTTAGCGTTTTCTAAGGCTTCTTCCTTTGTCATTCCATCTGTATGGAGCCCCTTAAAGGCGGGGCAATATGCATGAAGCCCAGGCTCATCTGGTTCTATGATTACCTTGATTCCCAATTTCACTACAGCCATCTAGGATTCTGCCATCCCCATCCTATGTTTTGTCCCCTGCGCTCACTTAAATAACTGCCCTGTCGGAATGTGGGCAATGACGCCCGTTCACTCAACGGTGCCTGCCACATAGTGGGCGATACTAACTCCTCTAACAACGGTCTCCACAGATTCCAAACGTTCGCTGCTTCTTGGTCAGTTGGCATCCAGTTCAACAGTCTTTGCATTTCTCTGTCATAATACTCTTGCTGTGCCCTAGTCCTTCTCGCCCCTACGTTCTCCGAGCCCGCCCCATACTTCTGCTGCAGTTGCAATATGCTCGCTATCTGCTGCCCCACAGGACTATTGGGGTCAATCAATCCCAATTCGTTCCCAGGCTCTCCACCAGGGCCGAATAGTATATCCCTAATCATGTAAGGACGGGAGGCCAAATCGTATTGCCATTGGTCAATATCCCGTGGTGGCTCCCAATTTTCCAATCCCTGGAAGTAATCCCCATAGATTTCTGGTTCTGCTTTGGCAAGATAACTCATCCAGTATTCCTGGTCTATAGGCGACATGAAGGGAATCAACTGGTTCACGGCGTCTAGGAATTCCGTTTCCGCTGACCAGTCAACATCCTCTACCCATCGCCTGCGTTCGTAGAATTCTGGGGCCCAAGGTTCGTAATCCCATTCCCCAGGCCAAGCAGCGTATGGCCTGTACCATTCGGGGGTAGGCTCATTGTAGGGTGGAGGCTCAGGAGTAGGGCCTGGGGGTTGTGGCCCTGGAGGTTGTGGTGGCCCAGGGGGTCTTTGTTCCGAGCCCCAATAAAGCCCCGCCAGATATGCTAAATCACGTTTGCCCAACCCATAATCTTCGGCATTGACAGTGCCCCAGTATTCCCAGCCAGGCCAATCTCCCCCCTCGACAATGCTATTCAGGAGTTCGTCAGCCTTATCGGTAAGTTCAAATCCTTCCCCCGTCCAGCGTAAATATCCATTCTCTACCAAGGGAAAGATTGATGACGTAAACGATTCGAGGGGCATTCCTGATTGTTGAAGCAAATCACTATATGGCATCAATGGGATAAGTGCCTCAGCATTAGCACAACCAGCAAAGAACTTTAGTGCTTCCTGGGCATTCGTGCCAATAGGGGAATCAGCCCCCCATAGAGCGTCAAGCCCTTCTTTTGTAATATATCCATCTTGTAAAATCCCCTCTTCCTCAAATACGGGGGCCAAGAGATCGGCATCTATGGCTAGAAATGATTTGTCCCCATAGCCCAGGTCCTTCGTAAGAAGCCAATCCCTTCCCTGAGGAGTCAGATGAACTCGCCCATCTTGATCAAAAGTTATATATCCCCAACCTAACAGAAGGGAGAGATAAGAGCCAGTACCTGTATTCTTCTGCCAATCAGATGCATAACTTATGCTCCCTGAGCCAAAAGGATTGTATGTAAATTTACCCTGGCGCAATAGGTCTTGGAGCATACTTTGGTATTCACTAGGCACTCCAGGCATACCGTTGGCAAGTGCCCATGCGCCTTGCGCCGTTAAGCCCCATACGTCGGGAAACGCAGGTGCATTCCTACGGGGTGGAGGTACATCGGGAAGAATATCAATATAGCCATTCTCCCATAACCATTGGCGAATAGCCTCTTCTTCGGGGTTGCGTTGATATAAATCCTTGTCCTCTTCTATCTCCCCCCCAGGTTCCGCTTGATATCCAAAAATCCAATCATTTAGCGCCATATATCCTCTCCAATCGTTTTCTCATGGTATCCACATATGCTGCCAGACTCTCCTCCCCGTATTTTTCGCTTATCCACTTAATGTCATCTGGTCTCAATTTTAAGAATGTTTTTACCGCTCTATCGGGCACATTGAACATATCGCCAACTACATCCTGCCATTCACGTAGAACCTGTCGTGCAATGTCAGACCATTCTTCCATATCACACCTGCGGTTTCTTTCCTGGTACTACGCCTAACGCCTGTTGCATTTGTGTCTTGGGTGCTGGTGCCCCACCCTGCGGGCTGGGTATCTTTGGTGGCGGTGGCGCACCCTTGCCCGCCTTAGGCATACTCATAGGCAGTCCCCCGCCTGCCATCGTAGCCACCTGTCGTTGGATAATTTGCTGGAACACCTCTTGTGCTAACGGTAACCATTCCGAGCCCTCCGCTTGCAATGCATCTATAAAGGCGGGTATCATCATCAACGGGTGGCGCAATGCCATCTCCCGCATCTTCTGTCTCAATTCTTCCTCTGGTTGCTCCACGCCGTAATATCGCTCCATAATGGTGCGGTCGGATAGCACCTGTAACTGCTTGGCTTGTGCACCTATCGTTGCCAATCTTGCCTCATCTAGCGGAAGCACCCTGCTTATACTCACATCAATACGCTGTCCCTCTAAGTCTCGCCCCAGCATCTGAATGGCATATGGCTTGCCCTTAACCTCGCCATAAACGGGGATTAAGGTATCGGGACTGAAATTAGCGCATAAATCGCACATCTTGCGGAATAACACGGATAAACACAATTCCATCTGCTTTCTTGGAATACCGAGTCTGATACGACCACCTTCCGATAACTGGGACAGGGCATATCCCGATACGCTTCCTGGGCCTTGCCCATACACCGCTTTGGGGAAGCCCGCTTCTTGCATCTCATCATGGAATATCGTTAACTGTATAGCCATATCAGGCGGAGAGCCAGGCCAGGTGGGAAAACCCACCTCATCCTCTGGGCCTAGTTCCACCACCTCCCCAATATCGGCATCCACCTCTATAGGCGTAGAGCCCTTATGCATAATCGGCAGGGCAGCATAGACTTTCAGCGCCCTGGCCTGCATGGACAATAATTTCTCCATCTCCCTTAGGGGGTTCTCTAGGGCAGCCAAGAAACTTAAGCCTGTCCATTCGCCCTTGGGCGAGCCCGTGGGCTTGCAGAAGTTGATAGTGTAAGGCAAGTCGGTATAGCCAGGCATATGGGTGGGAGGACGTAGAAGTTCTTTCCCCGCAATGATAGTGTTCCAAACCTCGTTGCCTCTGAATTCCCAATAATCTATGAAGTCCAGTTCTGTCTTGGCCTTTTGCTTTAGCGACACGTGGTCATATTCTTCTAACGGCCCAAACTCGTCTTCAATATCAAGGATGGTACGACGCTGATGATAGATAATCCACTGCCATTTCCTCAACGGGGCCCCAGAGGGCATGGGATAGACATTGGCAGGGTCTATAACCTGCAATACCAATGGGCATTCGGGCCAGGCTTCGGGTAGTTCGTCCTCTGGGTCTCGGCGTTCTAATAGTGGCTCCCAATAAGCCCTGAAACAGACCCAACCTTTTACTAGCATATACCAGAAGGCATCATAGAGAATATCGGTTTCCTGGCGTTCGGAGTTGATGTATAACACGCCCATGAAAAATTTCTCAATCTGTTCGGCAAGGTTGCGCTGGGCTTCATCCTCAAGGTTGTACACCGAGATTTTGATATTCTGGGCGGCCAGGATACCTGAGGCTATATCTATAATGTTTTGTGGCGTGGATAGGGTGATACGTTGCTCACTGGGTCTGCGGGGCGTGTCCCAGTGCTCAAGAAAATACAGTTTTTCCATCTTCTCGAACATGGCGTTACGTTTCTCATAGAAATGACGCCGTTCAAAGAATTTACCTTTTATCTCCTGTATTATCTCGAAATCGTATTCAGCCATATCCTATCCTTACCTTAACTTTAAGGGTATCGGTGTTGGCATTACTGGTGGTATATACGGTGCGGGCGTTATTTCGGGCATAATCTGAGGCTCTAAATATAACCAATTTTGTAAATTACTTCTGTTCAGCGTTACCTCTGGATACTGTGCTGGGGCGTTAAGCAGATAACGCGATTGGTAGAAGGGCCAAGCGCTATAAGGTATTTCCTGCCACGTGGGCCGATTGCCTATCATGCCCTGCACATAGGCGATATTAGGCCCCTCTGCATATATCTCCCGCCGACCCGTAGGCTCTGGCCCCCGACCGATGATGCTTATGATTTGTCGTGCCAGCCAGGGCTTCCGTTCATAGAGAGCCTGCGCGACATCCTCGCGAAATTGCCTATATCTATCCCAGTAAGGATTTTCTTCCCAAGGAGCAACCTTAGTCCAAGCACGTAAGTTTCCCTCCCCACCGAACAGATTTTCCTCCTGTACTTTGTGCCCAAACTCATGGGCTAAAAGCAAATAGGGATTTTCAGGATAGTTATATTCGATAATAATACCCCCTTTGGGGATTGTTACCTCCTCGCCACTTAGTGTGTATCCTTTTTGAGTAATGGGTGCGTATCCTCCCGAAGGGCGCAACTCGCCATAGGGCGGTACATTCATCCATCCCTCAGAACCAGCCTGCATAGCATAGATGGGAGTAACATCAAACATATAATCTATATAATCAGGATTCATCTGAGGGAATATCTCTTTCATCCGCTCCGCTGTTAACCATTTATCCTCTGGCGTGGCGAGAATAATGGGCGGAGAGCCATATGGTCTTGCTCCTGGAGGCAACATAGGATATTCTCCCAATATCTCATTGGGCCTCCAATCCTCAAGAAAAACGGTGGGGGTTAGAACATCCTCTTTGCGATATGTAGCCAGGGGAACCGAGAGAGGGAATCCCCCCGTCGTCAAATCCGCTACTGGGACGCCTGCTATTCTTCGTGGTGGAGTAGAGAGGGGCGGTGGTGTTATTCCCCCAGCAGACGGAAATCCAGGAGGTTGCGCCCCAGGTTCTTCATACGGCTCTTCCCATTGCGGATGACGTGGTTTGTATCCTCCCTGCTCCGATGGGTCTATCACATTTCACCTCCATTTCCAATATAAGGGCAGATGCAATGGTATTATCGTTGGCGTTGGAGTGGGCGTAGCAGTAGGAACAAGGGTGGGTATAAATCGCTCATTTACATCTATCCTGCTAATATCCACTGTCGGCCCTGGCGTAGTCGTCGGCGCTACTATTGGCTCCCCACCCCGATATGGATAAAATTTCCCCAAAACACTGTAGTAGGGCATACTTTCTATATCGGGATATGCCTGACTAAGATAGGCATAGGCTTCTTCAGGTTGCGCCTCAGGCGGATATTGTTGAATAGTATCCCATATCCATGAGGGCATTCTTGGGTTACTTGCAATTGCTGGCTCGTAATACTGCTCCCACCCCGAAGGAATGTTTACAGGACGTTGGAAATCTATAACATGAGTAGCCTCGTGAGCCAATGTGATTGGAAGGTCTGGGTTGGGATAGGTTAAATCTATAACCCCATGAGGGCCATAACCCTCACCCTCTACGTATAATCCTGTGGGTATTGTGCCTCCCACACGAGGCAATCCTTGGTGTAACCTAATAGGCACGTTCTGTCGTAACCAGTTCTGAATTGTGGGGTCAAAGTCGTATGTTTTAAATACCTCTCCCCATAAATCAGGTGGCACCGTTGGCGTCGGTGGTGGTGTATATGGCAACGGTGTTATGGTTGGTGCGTTGCTGGTAGGTATGGGCCCACCATAGGTATATCGTTCAAGGAATCCTCGCGGTCGTTTATAGCCACCTTGTTGCGATGGGTCTATCAATTTATCCTCCTACCAAGGTATTTCCCCACTGAAACCATAATCTCGCGGGATAAACATGTATGGAGGTGGGAATTCACCTTGTGTTGAGAGCATAGGAACCGCCCTAGCGCTCCTGGGGGGCACTCGCAGTGGTGGACGTATACCGACGGGTGGTGGCCCCACAAAACGCCAATCTATATTGGGTATCCTTGGGGGGGGATATGTCGCTGATAGATTCCTCTCGGCCCAGTCTCTAAAGGGCGCTATCTCTGGCAGAAAATAATTATATCGTCTAAGGGTTGATAGATTCCTCTCGGCCCAATCTCTGAAAGGTGCCACCCAGTCCCTAAGAGTTTGATAGGGTTGATATACTACTGGCAGTTCAGGTGGTTCCAATATCCTCTTGCCTAAACGCCACGCGGGTCTAAGTATAGGGGGAACAGACTGTTCTATCCCAGGTGAATATTGTGGCAGAAAGTCTAATGCGCCGATATTCCTCCTGGCGAAATCGTGAAAAGGGAAAAGATTGGGCGGAGGCGGAGAGGCGGTATATCTCTCCCTAAATCCCCGCGGGTATTTCTTTTTCTCTTTGGGTTTATAACCGCCCTGCTCTGAAGGGTCTATCATTTATTCCTCCTTTCTATGCCCCCATTGGCATTCCTGGCCTTATTCCACCCATCGGTGGTCTCATTCCTGGCCCCCCACCCATTCCTGGGGGCGCACCTAATCTACCCTGTGCTATCATGCGCATTAGCACCTGAATCCAGGGCCATAACTGCGCCCATAGTTGGGGCGGGATATTCGCTGGCGGTGCTGGCATATTGCCCATATTCGGTGGCATAGGGCGCTGGCCCATCATCGTGGGGGGTCGCATTCCCATTCCACCCCCAGGGGGCAGTCCAAGAGCAGGCCGAAGCCCCATTCCGCCCACGCCTGCACGCATGGGAGGACGTGCACCCATAGGTGGCCCAGCACTTCTCGTTGGAGGCGGTGTGCCCCTCATTGGCGGTCTCATACCCGCAGGAGGAGCCTCCCTTGTTGGGGGCCGTGGTGCGCCTCTTCCTTTCTTCCTAGGCACCCAGTTGCGCAGATTTTCCTCGTCTCGCTCTTCCTCTTCGTCTCTCTCGCCCTGACGGGCCCAGTTCGCCCATCTCTTTCGTCTCTTGTCCCCACCTGGATCGTACATTTATTCCTCCTTTTTACTTATTTGTATTCCGAAACAGCGCCCGCAGTTGGCGCATTTCCACAGTTCATCCCCTCCGCCACCTATGTAAACGGATACTTCCAACCTCTCAACGTCTGGACTCCCGCAGTGGGGACAGTTCAGGCGCTTTTGGGCCAGGTGGTGTAGTAAGGATTTACTGGCCGATAAATGATGTAATATGTTGGTGATTCTGGCTCTCCCAACCGACGTAGCATCCATTCTGCCAATCTCACCTGCAATTCCAACCATACGATTTGAATTATAAGTTTTATCATCTCACTCGTCCTAAAAGTTAAACGGACTTCGCCATCGTGCTCTACGTTTCCTCTTGATGATGCCGTAATGGTCTACTAAGGCGTAAATCAGGGCCTTAATACTATCGCAATATCTATCTATCGGTTTATCGCTGACTGGCTTCCCCTCTTTATCTTTGGGATATTGATACAGCCCGAATTCCTTGAATATTCCCTTACAAGCAGGATTAAACTTAACCCTGGGCCTTCCATCGGCGGGGTTCTTCAAAAATGTATGTAAAACATATATCCCGTCTTTTATCATCACGGGTCGGGATACAACTGGTATGCTCGTTAACGCTGACCAGACTTCAATCGGCGCTTTCCCCGCCTGGGCGTGCTGCCTGCCTCCAAAGTGGCATATCACAATCTTATCTACCTTCTTCCACCAGGGCTTTAACTTACAGGCGTAAATTACCTCCTCATGCACCATCTTTTGCAAATACAATTCGTCAATGACTTCCACATCATTGCCATAAAACTGCATGGCTAAGCAGGCGTAATAACTTCCACCCGCATCACCCCTGTATCCTGGGTCTATAGCCAGCACAACGTCTTCTTTCTCGTTAAACTTAACGTCAAATGATACGTGAGTGGCATAATCGAATTCTGGGAACACGACCGTAGCGGGTGGACAGGGCACGGCACCGCATCTTTCCATGAACATGGCATGGGTGTACATCTTCTCCAGTTTGATTATCTCTGGGTCTTCTCTACCCCCTGGGTATATCTTGGTATTTGCCCAGGAGGGGATGGAGAAACTTACCCCGCCCTCAAAGTTATCGCCCTGCCATCTTTTCCATAAATCAACGTACCAGCCGAAACTTCCCTCGAAGGTTCCTATCAATAATAACCAGCCCCGCTTTTCAGCCACCCTACCGACTAACCTCAAGTACGTTTCTTCCGTCATCTGGGCAGCCTCGCACATAAGAATCCCATCGGGGGCTTTCGCTGCCAGTTTAACAGGGTCTTCCGCCGTTTTCGTCTCCAGGGTAACGCCAGTCTTAGTTATTAAAGTACATGGCCCCTGCCTAGGCCAGGAGATAGTCTGTATGTATGCTTCGTGAAACCTCTTCAGCCATTCCACTACGTAAGTGAATTCTGGCCTTGTTAATTCATATGTCTGCGCTACTAACCAGTATAGCGCTCCTGGGGGAGCAAACAGTATATCTGAGGCTAACTCCGCTGCCCCACACAAACTCTTTCCCGCTCGCTCTCCCCCAGCAACTAACCTATTCCGCTCATTACATTTATGCACAGGAATCTGACCCTCATGAGGGTCGTATCCAATCCTATCGAATACACGTAGTTTGTCTTCAAACGAAGCATACATTATCTGCCTGCGAGAAAGGTATCTCTTAATATTGGGGGCGGACAATCTCCCCGCACAACAGTGGGGAAATTGTTAAGACAAATCTCCCCTGCCCTGTTAATCGCTATGTGATAGATGATCCTCTGCTAATCCCTGTGCGATAGATGATATCCCCCGTTGCCTCTGTGGGCTCCGCCTCTCGCGCAACAATGGGAGAGTCGTTAAGATAAATCTCCTCTGCTGTGCTAATCCCCGTGCGATAGAGTATATCCTCGCCCACCCTTGTTGGCCTTGCCCCTCCACAATTAGGGCATTTAGCCCTATTGCCCTCTACAATAGAGCCGCAATATTCACACTTCCAATACATTTCAGCCTCCCCTAGATTATTTTTCTTTTTTATTTTTCATCGCCTCTTCGTATACCCGATTGATTTCCTCGTATATCGCCTCCATCTGTGGGTATTTCTCTGGGTCGTATTCGGGCATGTCATGGAGCATCACTTGTATCTCCAACAATATCTGCGATACGCCATGTATAAAGTTCGCTACTTGCCCTAAATACTCCCGTATCTGTTCCTGCCTCTTCGCTAATGCCATAACGAAATGCACTAGTTCTTTGTTATCATTTTCCATGTTTATTCTCCATTTCTTGATGCACTATATAGCGAATAAGGCAGGAAAGGGAACAAAACTGCTTGCCTGGCTGCTTGGTATCTTGCCAGCAGGTTCCCTCCCACTCATCGCCACAATAATCACAAGTCCCCCTTAGTAACCTCAGGTTCTGGAACGCAGTGCGAAGAAACCCCGATGTTTTGTCAGTATTTTTCATTTGTTAAACCTCCCCATAAAGTGAACAAAGAGCAGATATACAGACACGCACTAACGATAGCATTCCATCTGGGCGCAGAAGAATAATGCACGATTTAGGACTATCCCCCTCCCTGTCAATAGCAATGTATAGAGGCTCATGCTCATGCCCCCCTGCTCGACCCGCATGTATTGCCATGTTATCATACTTCTGGATGTCAATGGATTGCAAGGTGATTTTACCGCCATCAACTGTGGGTAGTATACGTATCATCTGTTAACTCCCCCTTTTTAGCAGGGGCCGCCTTTCGACGGCCCCGCACTCCGCCACCGAAGCGACGGAGGAGACCGCTAGTAAACCCAATCCGTTTGTCATGTGCTAATCCTGTTATTGTAAAGCCTAGAATTTGCGGTAGTAAATGGAAGGGAGGGACCCTACTACGAGACACTGCTTCGCTTAAGGCCATGCATGTATATCCCCCCATAGTGGTAGGGCGACGGTACGGAGGGGAGGCAGGGAAGGAAGTATGTATCGTATCGGCGCTGACCCCCAAACCCTCATCATCTCTACGCCCAGCCCGAACTGCGAACTCGAACTCAATAACACAATCGCACAAGTGCAATCAACACACACATTGCCAGCGTTCCCGATAACATGTATAGCGCTAAGCCGATTGCCACACATAGCATTATGATTACAAACTTCACCACGCTATCAAGTACACGTATCATCGTGACAACACATATGCTACGTACAGTAACAGTAACACGATGTATGTAATCGCATGCGTGACAAGCCACACGGCCATACGCTTAATCATCGCACACACCACGCCAACCAAAACGCAACGATTACAAACACAACCGCAATTGCAAACTGCCAGTCTCTATTCTTCATCACGCACCCCGCATATCCACAGTAGCACTACAGCGATTGCCCACAACACGCAGCGCACCACGCACATTATCGCATCATGTATCCACTCACGCATCGCTTTTATCGCCATGCTTGCCATACCACAACTCTCTTATCTGATCTATTAACTCGCTATCGGTAATATCTATACGTGCCTGAGGCGGAAGCCCTAAGATATACTTTATCACCAACTCTGCGGCTTTCGTATTGCCCTTCTCTGCCTGTGCAAATAACGCATCAATTACTTTCGCGAATCGCTCCTCGGCTTTCGCCCGCAGTATGTCCATCATAACGCGAGTCCTGGCCCGCGGACGGCCTCCGCCCGGCAATGGTGGATGACCCTTCACAAATCGCCCCTTTTCATCACGTATGCGCACCACGGCTTCAGCCTCTTTATTCAATTCGCCAAGTTTCGGAATTTTGCCCTCAGACACAGCACCAGCCCTCCAAAACTGGATTTCTCGTTTCCTCTTTTCAGAAACACCGTTTCCATTCTCACGCCTCTCTGTTCACGTCTATCATACCACAAACGTGCGCCAAACGCAAATTCACATCACACATACCCGTATAGAGTATACTTTTGCATGTTTATGTCAACGCCCTTCGTGTAGTACTTGTAATAATGTCAACTTACTTTTCTTCGTTATCACAAAGCAATCCGTGATAACCGCCATTATAGTCAAGCCGAACGCTGTTATCATCAATGTGAGTTGTAAACTTGATAACGATATTGTCAAGATTATTAGATTACAGTATAAGAGAAGATTACAGTTTTTTCATATTCACGAAATTCATACCCTCGCGGGGTATCGCAAGGTATTGACTTTCAGAAATTCTATGCTATACTGAAAGCGCAAAACTGAAAGGAGAGAAGTAAGATGATCACTACCACAAAACAAGTATCGAACGAAACCTGGAGATTATATCTCCCGCAAAACGATGAAGAGCACAAAGCGCTAAACCGTTTCGCAACATTCAATCACAGTATCAAAGATAACATACATTATACTTTCGTTGACTTCTTCAACAACACAGAGTATCTCAACAAATTCAAATCACAATTTGAAGTAATCGAACTATAACCAAAACGGGGGCCGCGCATCCGTCACCACGCGGAGGAGGATAAAGATGAAACACTATGCGTATATCGAAACTCGCGAGCCCGGCCCACGCTCTCCGGGCGAGCGGGTGGAGACAAGCCCGGCAGTATACCCTTACCGCGCTTCCGCACAAGAGCGAAACGCGGCCGGGGATACTATCTTCCGCCGCTTTGTCGGATGTTTTGACACATTCGACAAAGCATGGAAAGCAGCAGAAGCCGCGCTAAATGACAACTGAATAGTTTTACCTTCACCCTGCCCCTCACCCGCTGGGGGGCAGGACTGAGGGCAAAACAAGAAAGGAGAATGAAAGTGAAACACGTGATTTATATCTACAACGAAGAATATTTCGATGCTCACGACGATTTTTATAAAGTCATTGTCCACACCAAGCATCCTTGCTGGTGTGGGGAGTGGGATTACTGTATTGATGATGAGACTTTTGAACTCCTCCGTCTCCGGTTGGCCCCGCTCTTCGAGGAGTGGGAAGTGGCGGGGGTAGATCATGGCTTCCTGGATTGGTTCAATGAGTCAGTTTGTCTATAGTCTTTCAGTATCCTCTAGTCGGATCGAAGGATTGAATCGGGGGCCGCGCATCCGTCACCACGCGGAGGAGGATAAAATGAAGGCAGTAAAGATGACCGCCAACGGCAAAATCAAATGCCCAGGATGCGGGCGCAAAATCAAGGCAGAGTACCGCCAACAGACCCCCGCGCCATGCGGTTGCGATTGGGTCTGGGAAAACGGCCGTCTGATCGCCGTCCCGCATCGCACAATTAAATAGTTTTACCTTCACCCTCCGCATTACTCCGGTAGTGCGGAGGAATGAGGGCAAAACTGAAAGGGAAAAAGAAAATGCAAATCATGAGAATCAAAAATAAAAATAAATATGTGAAGATCGTAGACCCCCCACCCTGGCGGGAGCCGCCGCGACCCAACTTCATTTACGTTTGCACCGTCACCCTCTGGCCCACGTCAATCTTCGGCCAGATTGAGACTTGTGGTTGGATCGAAAGCGATAAACTTGAAGCCTTACCCACCAAGCAACACAAAAAGATAGAACGCCAATACCAAGCCTTGCTGGACAGGCAAAACGAGCGATCAGAAGCATGGCATAATATATATAAAAGTACGAAAGGAGAGAAATAAAATGGGATGGACAGCACTACACCGTCAACGTGGTATCAGTACAAAAGAATTTTACCAAAAAGAACTCTGGGCCAACGGAAAGTATAAGATCATCCTCGCCTCGCAACCCAACCCATCTGAGGCATACCTAGCAGTACGACGCCCAGATGGCGCCGTGTTTGCCATGGTGTGCGCTCAGGAATGGAGGCGAGGATATATCAACTTTGTCTACAAAGTTGGAGATGAGGGCATGGGCCCCGCTTGGTACAACTGCCCCCGCAAGATACTAGAAGCTCTAAGCCCAGTGAAAGAGTTATACCCCATCGAGACCTGGGCGTTCAAACACGCCGCTCTGTGGCGGGTTCGTTGCTGGCAAAGAATCCGCAAGTGGGAAAGCCTCACGCTTGGCACCCAATTACTTTTCGATCCACCCTTGCGCCTACGCGGTGGCGGAGAGTTATGCCAAGCCACAATCACATCACTACGCCCCCTTGTGGTGCGAAGCAACGCGGGCCCTTTAGTGCGGCTCACAAAACAGTTGGCTACAGAAGCCACTATTCTACGAAAGGAGAGACATCATGAGACACTGCGGACATTGCCATGAGTGCGGTACACCGTTAATTAAGTGCCTTGACGGTGAGGAATGGTGCCCCAAGTGCGAGCAGTATAAGCGCTATCGCTCGCATGGGTGGCGCACCCCAGACACAACGGGGGATTGGGAATGCCCCGATCCCCCCACAAATAAAAGGAGAGAAGTAAAATGCAAGCAATTCTATCACTAGACCGTGAGCAAGCCAAAGCCCTGAAGTACATGAAAAAATTTACCTCGAAGGATAAAGACTTCCCTATCCTGCAATGCCTTCACTTTGAGGTCACGCCTGGCAAAGTGCAAATCGTAGCAGCGGATGGATACCGCCTCGCTGTTTACGCCTTGCCTTGCCAATCAGGAGATACGTTCGCCGTCAACATCCCTGCCAAGCCCTTCTGCCGCTTGCTATCCGCCCGCTACTCTACAATTATCATGCTTACACCCGACGTGGCTAGCGTTGACGGCCTAACCGTTCAGCGCACCGAGGGCAAATATCCCAATTGGCAAGGTATCATTGGAGATACTAAACTCGCTACGCTACCCCTTACAATCAACCCTCAATATCTCCATGAATTCGCCGAGTGGCTAAAGATTTTCACTAAATGCCCATTCCCACTCAACCTCTTTACGGAGTGCTATATCCCAACGTCCTCACTCTACACTGATAGCAAAAAGCCTCACGTCTGGACTTACCGCATAGACGACTATGGGGCCTTCCTTTACATGGTCATGCCCATGAACTGGACGGGAAGCCACCCTCCATTTGTCGCCCTGAACCCTAAACACTTTACGGGAGAGAGCAAAGATGAAACTATGCCGTAACTGCTACCAGAGACCAACACTACCTAACCGTGAATTCTGCCTACAGTGCACACTGAAATTTCAACGCCAAATCAACACAACTGTTACAACGATATATCGCCTCATCCAAGCGGAAAGGAATACGAAAAATGAAAAATAAAATAATTCTTCTCACCCTTGCCTTGCTCTTTACGCTAACCGTACCCGTCCACGCTGGCCCTTACCTGCCGTTCTATCCCTACATATCAGAGATAAACCCCGCCGATGGGTACTTTGAGATCGCTGTGCCCTACGCCACCACACTAACCTTCGCCGTCTACGTTGACTGTCCCGAATTCAACGATGAGCGAACGGTGGAATGGTATCACAACGTCCCACTACGCGCTGGTAAGAACGCACTATTTACCAGCATCTTCCACGACCTGAGTGGACGGGTGGAATTCGGTACATTATGCGGCCCACCCTACAGTGGCGAGCCGTGGATGTACCCCGTCAAATTCAATATCAACGACATCCCAGACGACCAAGCCTTACTTGCTATGTATACCTACGACGGCCTGACCTGGGAATACACGATTGGCAACCCATCGCCCGAATGGGTGATGATAAAATCTAAGTAAAAGGAGAGAATAATGAAAGTTTACGGAGTTTATGGTGGATACTACTCTAGGGTTGGAATGCACCTTGAGCCAACCCGCATCATCGAGGCAGAAGAGTTCCTCGATTTGGTGAATGCGCCCCCTGAAGTTCGCGAGTTTGTTCTTCGCCGACAGCCGATTCGATGGCGACAGTTATTCAATCGCCGCCTTTATCGGTTGGTGGGCCCACGAATTTACTGGTTTTTGAGCCGACGGAAAATGCTTCCGCGAGAACGGGGCATCCCCTGTTGGTGTCTGGACGCATATTGGGGGGCCCCAGACCGGCTTGAGATTGAAGGGCCAAGCCTCAAAGGCGAAGTTGATCTCCAGCACTTTATCTTGCCAGAGACTAAATTTGGCTGGGTCATGCCCACGCACCCCTTTGACCCAGACCCCAGCCTAGATTGGAAGGCGGTCATTGGGGCCGATTCCTACGCGTGGCACGATGGCCGACTTGCCTTTCGCGTTGAAAAAGCCTCCGTGGCAGCCCACCGGAGTCGCTATCAGGCAGTGCGATTACCGGCTGCGGGAACCGCATTCGATATTAGGGAATAGAATGTAGTCCTGAACAATTGAATATCCGCCTCCCGTTCGGAGAACGGCGGACGGGATACCGTGCGCGTGGCCCGACACCACGACGGGAGGCTTGGGCAAAACCTTGAAGCCGAAGGGAGAAAAACAAAATGTATAAATCCGATTGGGAAGAATGGCTAGCAGAAATGGACCCCAACACTGGCGAGACCATTTGGGCTATCTATCGCAAACAGATAGCCCCCATCCCCGCCTGGCTTAAACGCGCCCACAACTGGGCCTGGGCCATCTTTGCCCGCCTCCCTCTCCCCCTGGCCCGCTGGTGGGATCGCCATGTACTGAGGCCACTAGAGGATCGCCTAGGCAGGTATTATACCTATAGGGAGGCAAAAATAAACTATGACTAGAGAAGAGTTAACCTTGAGGCTTGAATATATAGAAGACGAGGTGGAATATTGGGCCAAAGAACACACAAGCCCACGCATAGCCCAACTTCATTTGCTTAAAGCGATAGCCCTTGCCATCACTACCCTAGGCTATATACTATTGCACACTAAAGATACTGATTGAATGGAGCCTTGTCATACCTGTACCCATACCTGGCTTGCATGATACGCAACAATCGCTGCCTCGCTCTGTACGTGTGCGACCTCTCATGACAAGCCTTGCACAACACGCATAAGTTGGAAAGGGAATCTTGAATTGTTAAAGTACGCTTGCCGAAATGAGAACGAGGAATGATGTGATGAACGTCAACACCTTGCTTCCCACACAAAATACAAAGCGCACCGTCACGCTCTATGACGGCACGCCTCAACTCCCTTTGAGCCTTGCCCGTAACACACTTTGCAATGCTGATTTCACCTCTTTCAATACCGTGATGTTGGCTTTTGCCTCCCTGTACTGGGGCTCGACCTCCACCAACTTCTGCCCCCAGTCCAGCAACTCGGCCACTACCTGGCCCAACAACGTCTCTAACTCATATACATCCAATTGCCTTAGTTCTTCCTTATTTATGCCTTCTAGCACGTCGCCTCCCTTTTCTTTTATACTTCTTTTTTCTCTTGACACGCTCAGGCAAAGCCTTGTAGTTCACGCCATTCAGCCACTCGTTCAACTGGGCACGGCTAATCTCGCCCCGCTCAAAGAGACGATACATCTTCCTCCACTGGGCTTTACTACGTACAGGCATTGCAATGCTCCGCAAAAAATAATTTTATTTTTTCTTTTTCTTGCGCCCTCTCTTGGGCATCTTCCGAAGCGTCAGCGCAAGCCTCGCCCTTCGCCCAACCTTATCCTTCCGCTTGGCAGCAGCGCGGAGTTTCGACACAGGAATGGGCTTATCTGGTGGCACACCCAAATCCTTGTGCAACTGCCCCGGCCTCTTGATAGCGGATTGTATCCACTTCTTCTTGCGGGGCTTACGCTTTGCAGTTGTCCTTTTCCTTGCCATCTCACCTCCGGCGGGTTCTATTCGCGCGTATCCCACCCCCCGCCCACATATATCATACCACAAACTGGAACGAATTGCAAAACGAGGATGAAATGAGCAAGATTAAAGATTACAAAATGCAACCATGCAATTGGAGTTCCATAGCAGATTTAATTAAACATTATCATTACTTGCATAGGAAACCCGCTTGCATTATGCAATGCTTTATTCTATTAGACACAGACAACTTAACGCCACTAGGCGCAGCGGTTTTCACTGCTGCCAGATTCCAATATGCTAAGAAGTTCCTTGAGTTCGCAAGGCTATGGGTAGATGATAGATGCCCACGCAATACCGAAAGTCGCTTTGTGGGTTACTGCCTAAGATACTTAGCCACTCAATACCCCGATTATGAGGGCGTAGTAACCTGGGCCGACCCGCAACAAGGACATGACGGTACACTCTACAAGGCATGTAATTTTGTATTTGATGGATATAGCCGCCCAGTGTCCCGATATTACAATCCCAAAACAAAGAGAATAATATATGAAAAAACAAGAGTTCGTCCGCATTGGGTAAAGGTTGACACCCAACCCCCTAAACTACGATATATATATTATTTTAATCCTAAAGTCCGCGAAAATGTGCAACACAAGTTCTCACATTACCACAGTCATAATCATCCCAGCCGCACACAAGGCAAGCACGGCTACAACCCACAACGCCGATAATTGTATTGTCTATCCACCGCAAAAGACATGGGGCGAAATCACAGAACAAATATTGGAAAAACGTAAAAAATTATGGAAACGCTTGGCAGGCTCTTGACATTGGGGTCAAGTTTGTGGTATAATGAGTATGAGAAAAATGGGGAGGCTCCTCATGAAAACAACAGCAAGATATTATTATACCACTTCTATAAGGACGATAGTCCTCCTCCTTATCCCTTCTCTCCTTTCTTCTGGGGTGGCGGTTGGCCGGGGCCGCCACCCCGCCTACCTCGGAGGTGAGCCATGATTGATATTGTTGATATTTGTATCTTAATCGCACTTAGCCTTTATATGGCAAGTATCTGTTCTCTGATCGAATCCGCTATGCCCGAGGAACCAACCACCCTAGAACTTATAGCCCTTTGCAGTCGTGGTTCCGCATCATTTCTACTTATTGTCGCTACTTATTTATTATGGTTAATAGTAAGAGGTAAATTATGAACAGACAACGCCTTGAACAAGCACGTCAGATCGGAGACTCCGTTGGCACGGGATTAGCCTCTGGCATCATCGCTACAACCGAAGCCTTAAGCAAAACCCACAAAACACTCCACAAAAGATACGGAGGCAAACTTATCGCCATGTATATGCTCATCGCTCTCATTATTGCGGTTGCTATTAGCCCCGCCCCCGAAGTTGCCGGGCCTGTAGTGGCGGGCCAGACTATGCCTACACCCCTGCCTCTTGTCCTACCTGCAAGAATTCAACTCAAAGAATTCGACTGCCCCTACAAAGAGATATTTATCCGTGAGGGCAAGCGGGTGGACATCCCCTGGCAATTGCTAGCAGCCACGGCCAAGTATGAAAGTTCCTTCGACCCCAAGGCCGTATCTAAGGACGGCTATTACTCCCGTGGCCTCGGCCAGTTCATCAAGTCCACCTGGTTCCACGTAACGAAAGGCACGGGCTGGACATGGGATGATGCTTTTGACCCCGCCAAAAACATCTGGGCGATGGCTACTTATTACAATAGCCTCCGCAAGCAAGTATACAAGCCTGGCCTCACAGAGAAGCAAATCGTCTATCGTATGGTGCTAGCCTACACCTGGGGGCCTAGCAATGTTATTAAGTATGGAACGAAAGCACCAGCGTATAAGATTAGGCATACCGAAAGGATATTGAGATATTGTGGGTACCTACCCTGAAGTCGTGGGAGATTATATAATCATCCTTGACCAGGACGAGTGGTTTATGATAACTTATTGCCCTAAATGTGGAAAGGAGTGCCGTATCCGTTTCAACGGCGCAAGCCCTGAGGATTTGAACGAGATATTATCAGCAATCCCAAAGTGTACTGTTTGTCAGGAGAAACACGGCGATGATTAAAGAGGCGCTTGAGGCCTACGAAAAGTTTGACGAGCACGAATATCTTAAGAAGAGGCTCTTGCTCCTGGAGCGATTTGAGAGGCTGATGGGGCGAGAACTATCCCAATCTGAGAGCGCAGAAATCATCTTGGGCCATCACGCCATCGTAGAGGAGGATTTCGCCATCATGCCTGGAAACGATGATTACTGGCATGTCGCAAAGCGATGCCCTGTATGTAAACACTGGTATTATACTCCTCTGGAGGCTCGTACTCTAGTGGAGTTAGGAAAAGCCTTCAGAGCATTGGAGAAAACGTTATGTCCTCTATGCTCGAAAGGGGGGAGAGAGTGATACGTCTACTACTTTCTACCACTATTTTATTCCTTATCCTTTGTGCGCCTACCCTTGCCGACACGGGAGCCAACTTCGGCTACCTAGAATTCCTCTATACCAAAGAAGGCAGAGCATCTGACTTTGATACCAACCTGTATTGGCGTGGCAAGGCAACGAGCAGGCTAGACTTTATCCGATTCCCCGCTGGTTGCAGTGCCGACCTCTACGATTGGCAAAACCCACGAGGTATATCCCCCGAACAAGTCATAGCCTGGGCCAACGACCATCATCTTTACATCACTTGGATTGTCAATATCCAAGGGGATTTCCCCCACATCGTGTGTGGACAACCTGCCCATGATTACTGGTTCTGGCATGAGGGAATACTACAAGAAGCATACGAATTCGCCCAATCGTATCCGCAAATAAAAGTCTATGAGATTGCCAACGAGCCCTGGGCTGGATACCAAAACACAAGCATCGAGGTTTTTAGAGAGAGAGCATACCAGTATGGCCTGGTAGCCAAACAATATACCCAAGCCATTAAGCAAGCCAATCCCCAAGCAGAGGTCTATATTGGCGCACGTACCGCCTGGGGCACAGACAAAGCCCAGGCATGGTATGAGGGCATAGAGGCAAGTGGAGCACTAGAGATTGCAGATGGTGTCTATGATCATATTTATTGTTGGGGGGCTATAGACGAGTTTTGGGATGAGGTTTACGAGCCGAGGATACGGTTGCTAAAGGAACTCTATCCCGATAAGAAAATCTATATTTCTGAGTGGAACCTATGGGGGTGGGATGGCCAGCCTCATCCTGCGATAGGGACGGATATGCATACGGCCTTTGTGCAAGAGATGGTAAGGCGACTTGAGAAAGATGTGGCGCTAAATGCGTTCCATGCCCTGCACAGCGTTGGGGAAGAGAGCGGGCTGGTTGTAAGTTATGGCAATGAGTTCCATCTGGGCAAGGCTTGGTATGGACTATCTAGAAGGCGGTGGCAAATCCTATTGCCGATGGTGTGGAAATGAGTCGCCTTATAAAGGAGGAACAAATGACAGGGCGTAAGCAAGAAGACACGATAACAAGCAAACAAATATACATTGCAAGCGTACTACTAGCGGGTTATGATAAACCACAGCACTTCCCAATCTGGGTCATTGCGGATAATGCAAATGAGGCCCTAGAGAAAGCAAGGGAGAAAGCACAGGCACTATCGCTTGAATCAACGTTTGACATTGTAATGGGGCGAAGTGGCCTCGAATTAACGCAGGGGGAACAATGCCATGAAAGTCAAGTGCGCTTGGTGCGGTAAATACATTTGTGATAAACCACCGTACTCCGATAAGTCTACAACGGATACAATCTGCCCGAAATGTAAAGAGGAGCAAATTCGATTGCTAGAAAAGAGAAGGGAGGCAAAAGATGGGATACGTAGAACATAACGGTATTTGGGAAACATTTGAGGATGTGCAAAAACAGATTAACGCGTTGAGAGAAGAGAACCGAAAGTTGAAAGAACGCCTAGACTACCTTGAAGGCTATGTCCGCATTCACCCTGTGTTTGGTGAAGGCGACAGGCCAGATGAGGGCGTAGACTACCATGCTGGCCCTTGGTGGAGGCCATGAAACACAAATGGTGGGTTGCAGAAAAAGACGGTGATAGCGGCTTGCTATTGATAAGCCCCCTAGAAGCAAATAAAGGGGGAAATATAACAATCACAACGGGACTTTGCTATGTAACAACACCTAGGAGACTTAAAGAATTTGGGGCCGAAAAGGTCTGGCTCGTTGACAATGTTTATGAGCCCACTAAATGGGAGTTAATCTATAATAAACACAATATGGGAGAAAAGGAACAATGAACACGGTTTGGCATGGCTTTGAGGTGAACGTAGACGAAGACGCCATTCGGCGCTTCGTGGCAAGGCAACACGGGTGCACCCCTGAAGATGTAATTATTATACGCACGGGCGGGTGTACCATTGCCCGCCCTAAGACAAAAGAGGAAAAGGAGAACAAAGATGGCAGAGAATAAACAGGAATACCAATTGACAGTACGCAACGATATAGTACCTGATTTCGCCATACCCCTCGACGAGGCTCGCCGTCGTATACAGCAACTCCAACGATTTGTAAAAGATATGATGAAAGAGGGTGTGGATTACGGTAAAATCCCTGGCGTGGACAAGCCCTCTTTGTGGAAACCAGGCGCAGAGAAACTCATCAATATCTTCGGCCTAGACCTAGAACTCATCGAAGTTGACCGCGTAGAGGATTGGGATAAAGGCTTCTTCTACTATAAATACCGCGCTACCCTTCGCTGTGCCAAAACGGGTAGAATCCTTGGCATATGTGAAGGGTCATGTAATAGCATGGAATCCAAATACCGTTGGCGGGCAATTCCTGAATGGAAAGCGTCCGACTATGATAAGCAAAGAGCAGTCCGCATTGAAACCAGGCGCTCAAAGGGTGGACACGAGTATACTGTATATATAGTAGAGAACGATGACCCCTTCTCCCTCGTCAACACTCTTCAAAAAATGGGACAGAAAAGAGCCATCATCGGTGCGACTCTCATCGCCACCCGCGCTAGCGATATATTCACGCAAGATGTAGAGGATTTGCCTAGTGAGGTCATTGAGGGTGAGGCTAGAGAAATTCCCCCAGAACCACCCGTGAAGCAACCACAACGTAGACCAGCCAATAAAAAAAGAGTCCCTGACCATCCTTGGCCCGCCGAGTTCCTCAAAAAGGCGTTCGCAGAGAACGTCCAAGTAGCCGAAAAGAGGGGGGCAACAGGCCCTGCCACAGACAAGCAAGCCCAGACCCTGGCCCGCTTGCTAGAGGAAATCTGGGCAGGTGAGGACGACGCCAAGTTCAAACGGTATGGATTGCTTAAGTACCTCTTTGGGGGCGATATGGATTCCTGCAAGAAACTCTCCAAGGCCCAAGCCAGAGTCCTGTTCGATTGGATTATCGAGAAGGAACGAGACGAGTCTGGTGGCTTCATCATCAAGCCCTATGTCCGTGCCGAAGCCGACGCCTGCCTGCAAGCATGCGTTGAGGAACTGGGCCAGATGCGCATGGAAAGCGTCGGGGATGTAAGTGATGAGGAACTAGAGCAAGTATCGCCAGTATCCCATTAAGGAGACACATATGGACACCGTAAAACTCTATGAGGACACCGAAACCCGCTTTGAGATTAATGACCTAGATAGCCTAAACTGGCTGTTAAAGAAAATTGCCCTACTGGAACGCCAAAAGCAGGACATCATAGAACTCCGTGATAAAGAGATTGCCCGTATCCAAGCAAAAGCACAAGCAATGATAGATACGGTGCAAAGCCAAATAGATTTCTTCCTAGACTCTTATGGCCCACAAGCCGAGCAGTTTGTGAAACGGTATACGACGGGCACAAAGAGGCGCTCGGTACAGACCTTGTGGGGCAGAGCGGGTTTTCGTAGGAGCAGGGAGACACTTCAGATACACAATACAGAAGCCGTTATCAACTTTGCCAAGCAGAGAAATCTACCCGTGAAGGTGATAGAAAAACCATTAGTTAAACCCCTGCTAGAATACGCAAAAGAAACAGGCGAAATTCCAGAAGGGGCAGAATATGTGCCATCAGAGGATAAGTTCTATCTGAAAGCAGAGTGGAAGGAATGAACCACATGGGTAAATACTTGGCTGCACCTAGCCCATGTGATTCATGAAATCTTAACAGAAAGGAGGTGTGAGCGGCGTGGGCACCACCAGAAAAATTGAAAAGAAAGAGACGCGGGACGGTGGTATATTGATAGCGCTGGTGGTGCCCGCTCTCATTCCCATGATGGCTATTAAACATTTGTGTAATAAAATCAAACGCTATTTAACAAAACGAGATAAACATTTAATAAGGCAAGACTGGTTCTGGTCAGAAGGCTGGCAAAGGGCCGAGCAAGAGGCGGAGAAGGACTTGGCCGAGGGGCGATATGAGGATTATGAGGATATGGATGAGTTCATCGAGAGTTTGAAATGATGTATACATTCAGCATCAAAGGCAGAATTGAACCCTGCGCCGCGTCGAAAGAGGCGATACGCGCACAACTAGTTGCCCAAATGGATTATCGAGGATGGGGCAGATTGCCGGCCAAAACCCCGCTATTAGTTTCGATGCATATAGCGCCTATTCACCGCGACTACTACATAGATGATTTAATCAGAGCCATACTTGATGCTATGACGGGGATTGTATTCCCCGATGCCCGCTGGATTGACGAATTATCCGTCAAGCAGGTGGAGCGAGTGTGGCTACCCCGCCTTGATAGTGGCCCCTTGCCCCACTTTGATGAGGGCGTTTGGGTTTTAGTAAATACATTGGAAGAAAATGGGCATAGAAAGCAAGATAAAAACGCCAATGAGTTTATCGAGAGCCTGGAATGACAAGCGAGTCGCCGAAAAATGTCGAGCGGACAATAGCCCAAAAGACTGGAGGAACCCGTGTCGGCGTCACGGGAAAGGCAACTCCTGACGTAGTAAATGATTGGCTTAGTATAGAGGTCAAGAGCCGACAGCGGTTACCGCTCTGGTTGAAAAATGCCATGGCGCAAGCAAAGCGAAACGCAATAGAGGGCACACTGGCTATTGTGGTGTTACATGAGAAGCGACAGAGATATGATGATGATATTGTGATGATGACGCTCAAGGATTTCAATGATTGGTTTGGGGGAGCAGATGGAAATCAAAGTACGTAAGGAATGCAAAGTCTGTAAAGCGATAGAAGAACACCTCGGCGAAGTGGAAACGGAATGTTCCGCCTGCCACGGCGAGCGGGTAGTCGAAGCATGGATACCGCTGGATGATTTGATAGCATATGCACTTGCACGATTGCGAGTTATACAGAAGATGGAGAACGATGAATGCCCAAGCCACGAGTAATTGACCCTGCATTTTTTGACGATTTGGACATAGCAAGCCTTACCCGTGATGAACGGTTACTTATTACGGGCATGATAGCCAAATGCGCTGATGACTATGGACGGTTACGAGCACACCCAAAGTATCTTCGCAAAGAGGTATTTGGCTACGATGAAGACATCACAGCCGAGGACGTAGCCATAATGCGGGAACACATTATCGCACATTGGAAGAATATTTTGCTCTATACTGTCAATGGAGAAGAGTATTTTTATATCAAAAATTGGGACAAATTTCAGAAAATTCGTTACCGAGTTCCCAGTAAACTTCCGCCACCCCCTAGCGAACTCCCACAAAAATCAGAAGATGATTATTCAGAACCCGCGGGAGATTCTGCACAACTTTCGCGCGAAATTAGCGACAATTTTGCGGAAAATTCGCACCAATTTAGCGCTAAAGTTACGCCAAATTCCCCTAGAGTAGTGTTGAGTAGTGTAGAGAAGAGTAGTCGTAGTGTAGAGTTAAACACACAAAACGACGACAACCACAACAAATCACCACCTCTTGATGACATAACGATGAGCGTTTCAAGAGAATGGGCTAAAGCACGTGGGGGATTAGTCAACTCCCTTGATGCCGAGATGCTTGAGGAACTTGAGCAAGAGTATGGCCCGCAATGGGTGCTGGACGCCATTCGAGAGGCGAATAAATCACGCACACGGGGAAGGGCCATCAACCTGAAATTCGTGGAAAGTATCCTGCAACGCTGGAAACAAGAGGGCAAAGATAGCCAATTCCGACCTGCGGGGAAAATCAAATGGCTGAAGTAGGTTCACCGCTGAAAAATTTAGAGATTGAGCAGGCGCTGTTGGGTTCGCTCCTCATTGACGGCAGTCGTATCTTCGAGGTCTGCACTGTCATAGAGCCTGACGACTTTGCCTCGTCTACCCACAGCACTATCTATAGCGCTATGCTGGATATTGCTCATGCGGGGAAGGAGATAGACTTGCTAGTCCTTTCGGACGAGTTGGAGCGTCAGGGGAAACTAGCCAAACTAGGGCATAAAAATATCCACGGCGCGGCCTATATCTCCTGGTTACCAACGGTTACTCCCACGTCCGTTCATGCTGTACACTATGCCAAGACGGTGCGGGATTATGCTCTCCGTCGGCGATTGCTCAACGTGGCTCAGAAGATTGTTACCGCTAGCCACGATAGCGATTCGGGGGAGCAGGCATTAACTCAAGCGCTCACCTGGCTCAATGCCGTTAACCAACACGCCACGGTTAAATTACAGCCCATCTCAGAGGCGGTGGATGAGTTTACCGTCAGGCTTACAGACTGGCTAGAGAGACCCCGTGAAGTATGGGGTCTCTCCACGGGCCTCAAAGACTTGGATGAGTTGACAGGGGGATTGGAGCAGGGAGAATTCGTCATTATCGCTGGTCGTCCTGGGATGGGCAAATCCAGTCTGGCTCTTCAGATCGCACGCCATGTGGCAGAAGAGGGACATGGTGTGGTATTCTTCAGTTTGGAGATGAGCATAAACCAACTGATGATGCGCCTCACCTGTTCTGGGGCTAAAGTAGATAGTGGGCTGGTTAGGCGAGGCAAATTGAGTGAATACCAACGGGAGAAATTGTGGGATGAACTGCTTGAGATTCAACGATTACCTCTTTGGTGGTGTTGCCATTCCAATATCACGACGAGAGAAGCCACAAACGAAGTGGCACGACTACAAACGCAACATGATATAGCGCTGGTGATATTTGATTATATCCAGTTGGCACGGGCCAAAGGTGAAAGCCAGAACATCAGAGTTAGCAAGATTAGCCAGGGACTTAAGCACCTAGCAGTTACTCTGAACGTGTGTGTAGTTGGCGTGTCCCAATTGAGCCGTGCTATCGAGTCGCGGTTAGACCCAGAACCGAGACTATCGGATTTGAGAGATAGCGGCTCACTGGAACAGGATGCGGATAAGGTGATATTCCTACACCGCAACAAAGATGACAAAACCGTACAGGTGATATTGGCGAAAAACAGGAATGGGGCAGCAAATATTGGGTTGAGGCAATTGGTGTTCTTACCAGAGTACACAATGTTTGGGGAGATTATGAAATGAATAATTATACAGTACCCATGAGAAAATGGCTTTATATCATGCTCTGGACTATTGCATTATGTTTTGAGGCTATTGCGCGGCGGGTAGTCATATTCCTCAAATCGTGGGGGACATTTCCAGGGGAGATTAAAGATATTCACAAAATTGTAATATGGAGGTGGGAATATAAAGAGAATGAGGAAAGAATGAGAAAAGAAATTGTGGGGAAAAAACGATAAGAGCATACAAGTTTGGGGAGGTGGCGAGATGAATAACGAGGAGTTGGCCAAAAGATTATTCCATGCACCTAAGGACAAGTGTAAGTATTGCGACGCTAAACTTCAATGGGAATTCAGCATGGAAGACGGGGATGGAAAGTGGTATAGAAAACTGTGCCCGCAATGTGGCTGGGTTTATGAGGTGGCATGTGTTTTGAGGGAGGCTTCTCGCAATGAGGGGGCAATATGAGAAGGTGGCTTTTCATAGCACGCTGGATGGTAGTGTGGGCGGTTAGTTGTATTGTGAATCAAATACGCATCATCATTAAGATGTGTCTAAAACTCCCTCGCGATATTCTAGACGGATATTATCTTGCGCAGTGGGAATGGGAATATATTAACAGAAAAGAGGTAAGTACATAATAGGCGCCGAGAAGAGGTGAAAAGATGAAATTTATCGTAGATCGCACGAGTCTGTATGGCAACGAAGATAAACCATGCGAGGGGGCATTTCGCGGTAAGGTGCTTTTTGTTGATGAACGCACCGTTGATAACACCTCGAAAATTCCAACATATCGTGGAGAGTCCGAATGGTGGTATCGGAAAGGTATGAATCATCGTGTTGAGAATGGTTGTATTAAACGTGATTTTGAGAAGGAAGTATGGTTCATTGAGATTGACTCATTGGAAGATTTGATGCGCTTTGTTGAAAAGCACGGTCGCATAGTAATTGACTACTGGACCTTCTATGAGAATTTCTTTGTTGATTATAAATTAAAGACGCCATACTTTCGGATTGAGATCTATGATGCTTGGCGGGAGTGAAAACATGATTACTTTTCTGATTGCTTTTGTTGCCTTGATGTTGCTGTTGCTCTACTCGCTGATGTGTACGGCGGGGCGGGCAAGTCGAAACAAGGATATGTATCTTTATGGATTTGAGAAAGGAGATTAACATGTCGAAAGTAATATGCGATGTGTGTGGTAAAGAAATTGAGGAGGAGGATGCCATGATCATTGGGCGTCCTTGGCTGGGATATTCGATATATTGCTCGAAGGCTTGTTCGCAGGCTAATCCAATAATGGCACGGGTAGATAGAATAATTGCAGGCGATGATCCAGGGAAAGATACCTTCTGTGGTTCAGTAACTTGTCCTTGTAGTGTTTTAGGTAGGTGCACCGCAACCCCAGAAACCTTTGGGCAAGCGTGTGAACAGGACGAGGAAAGAGTAAGGCAGGGAGAAAAACCCAAAATGTTGGATCAGTGTTTAATCCTAAGGGGCTGGATGAAACTGGACGAATCGGGTCCCTCTTGGCGAAAATTTAACCCTGATGAGGCGGTGAGTTCTACTGCATAGGAGGCTTAACGTGAAGTGGCGAGTTGTACTGTTATGCTTTGCAATATCACTGATGTGTATCCTGTTGCCCCTGGCGGTGATGGTTATCGCTTTGAGCGGAAAGTGAGACCCAAATGAAGAAAACTGAGATAGTCGTAGATTGCCCCCTCTGCGCTACATACTGGGAGGCACGGCAACAATTTAATAGAATGTGTGATATTCTGGCTGAGGCCGTGAATTCTAATGACCTCACCGAGGAACTGTACAACCAGTGTGTCGAAGCGTTAAAAGAATTCAATAGAGCGGGCAGGGCTATGCTCCGAGAACACCCTCGCTGCGCTGGGTGTACTATCCTGCTAGGGAAAGGACATGATACGTCCTATGTCAACGTGGGGGGAAAGTTGTTCTGTCTCAATTGCTTTAGAGAAGCCGTGCTCGTAGAGGAGGAATAACTATGCGTGTTGTGGTCTGTCCTTACTACAAAGTCCAAAATAGCCTCTTCTGTGCCTGGTGCCCAGAAGACCCACCTTGTGTAAAATTGGGACTGGACATAGAATGCGAGGAATGCACGTTGCCCGATTGTCCCTGTATGGAAGAACCAACACCAGAGAGGGAAAAGGCATTCAAGGCATGGCAAGAGAGGCGCAAGAAGTCCACGAAAAAGCGCAAGAAATCTCCACGGCTTCGTGAATGTGCCAACCCTAACTGTCATAACTTAGTAACCTCATCAAGCAAATCTGGGTTGTGTCGCAGTTGTTCACAGATGTTAAGGTTTAATGGGAAATATAAATGATTGAATGGGATAAAATCAAGGCAGAGATGAAATCCCAAAACACAATTGAGGCCATTCTGCGTTTCGGTTATGCTCTTGTGTGGGTCATTGTCTGGTCGGCTGAGCACGTTATTAAAACCCTCATCGGCCTGCCCCACCGTTGCTGGGTATGGCTACAACTATATTACGTCATAGCGCTCTGGAACTGGGAATATCGTAAGGACAAACGCAATGTATAGGGCTTTTGTATTCCTAGTCTTGTTATCCGTCCTGCTCACAGGTTGCACTGAAGAGACGCCGACCCCTGTTCCCCCTACTCCTACGCCTACCCGAACGCCAGTGCCAACTCATGTGCCAGCGGGAACGGCTATTTCTCCCCTTTGGGTAGCCTATGTGGATGCTTGGCAACCAGATACGGAACATTGTAATCAGAACCCATCACTGCGCAAAGGAACACAATACACTTTTATGCGGTTTCAGATTCCCTACGGACAGTATAGGGCCACATTGCGATTCTGTGTCCGTCATGCCACTAATGAGAGCCCCATCTTCGTTGAGGCCCACGTGCTGAAACAGCTCGTCAGTTGTCATACTACATGGAACGACTTACCTCCCGATTTCAACGATGATTACCTGGGCGGAGGACTATATGAGCCGTGGTATGCGGGGGGCTGTAGGGTGTATCCGACGGGGGAATATTCTTTCCTGCTGGAGGGCGCGATGGAATATTGGCAACAGATAGGTAATTATGGCTTGATATTGCTCGCAAGGGATTGTGAGGGGGATGTAAGCGTGGGCTATAGGCTTGATGGCTTTGAGTTAATCTTAGAATGAATGAAAAATCAGCACAGTTAAGATTAGGCCCATATCTATTGGGTCCCAATGATACTCCTCAAAATGGTATAATTACAGGAGATGCCCGCCAATTGGCATTGGATATCCCCGATGAATCTGTTGACTTAATTCTGTGCGATCCCATCTATCAGAATTTTGAGGACTACGCATGGTTAGTGGAAATCGGAGAGCGGATTTTAGTGGAAGGGGGTAATCTTATCGCTCAATGCGGGCATGAACATCTTCCTAAAATTTTGCAAATAATGACCTCAGGGAAATTGCAATACGTGTGGGTATTAGCCGAACATTTATATGGGACAAATGCCTCGATATATTCTAAAAGAATTGTGGTGAAATGGAAGCCATTCGTATGGGTTGCTAAGGGCAACCGAATGGGCGATTGGGTTTTTGATATGTTGCTGGGAGGCGGACACGATAAATCATCCCACAAGTGGCAAGATTCCCCTAGAATATTTATGCAACTTATCCAGCGCTTGGTTCCTGTTGATGGTGTGGTTTTTGATCCCTTTGTGGGTTCGGGGACGGTGCCCCTTGCATGTAAAATGATGGGGCGACATTATTTGGGATTTGAAATTGAGCCCGATATGGCCCAGACAGCCCGTGAGCGAATCTGTCAAGCAAATCCCCCCCTTTTTGTTATAGATTATGAACAATTAAAGATAATACCTGAATGAATAGAATAGGAGGATAAAATGGGTACAGCATATTTTCTCATAGACCATGAAATACTCCAAAGGGTAATGCGGTTTCCTTTAGGTGTGAGAATCGTTGGTATTTCGCTCCCCCCATCGAGACCAGACGCGATTATAATTTATATAGAGCACCCAGATTTGCCCCACGTAAAGGAGGGGGAAATGATCCCTTGCCTTGAGCCTAGCGTTACCCTTACGCCGTCTAACACAATTTGGCATTGGGGAATAGATAATGAGAAGGGGGAAGAGTGAAAAGAAAGCCCTGTTCAGGTTGCGGTAATCCTATCCACGAGGAGAACTATATCAGCATAGAAGTTTACTTCGGCGAGGATTCGGCGACGTTGCTTTTCCATGGTTGGGAATGTGTGAAGAAATGGATGGAAGGTAGGAAATTGCTAAAGGAGAAGGAAAATGGCAAATAATAGGATTTGGTTGGTACATAGGGAAACTGGTTTAGCGATAATGCTAGGCAAACACATGGGAATAGGCTGGTACAGAGCACCAAAGAGAAAAAGACTCCAAAAGTATTACGACTATCTTGATGAGATTACAGACAATCCAGAGGATTTGATTCTAGTCATTGAAGATGCGACCTACGCTCCCTGTTTAACAGACAAGTGGAAGTACGGTGATAAGGTCAATGGTTTCCATACCATCATCTTGCTAGATGAAGAATTGAAGGGAAAGAAATCGCGTCCACGAAAATGGGGCAGGAGAAGACTCTGGCTCAAGCGCTTAAAAAGAGCACTCAAATCATGTCAAGAGCGACTTGAGGGAGAAACAATAACTGACTAGGTATAGAGGCTATAAGTTAGTGGTGAAACTCTATTGATAAAGAAAACCCAGGGTTGACGTATCAACCCTGGGGCCTTAATATAAACCCACCCTTGCATGGCAAAAGTGGGGCCTTGATTCAATAGTGAACCCCACGGGCCCCAGGTGGCGGGGAGGCGATTCCACAAGGAGCCCGCGGGCGTCCACTTCAAGATGGTTATTTAAGCCCTAGGTATTCCTTGGCAAAGTTATGGACGTAGTTAGCCCCCCTGCCAATAGCCAGTCCAGTTATAACAACGCCTACCCAGGGCGGATTGGCAATTGCCCCTAACATGGCGCGGAGTAAATCCAGATTGTAGACGAAAGCCAAGACTAACCCCACACCTGCCCCAATGTATTTCAACGGTTGGGCCTTCTCCACTTCTGGGTGTTTCTCTTTCAACCAATCAATCCACGAGGCGAAGAGATACTCCGTCATACTCTCCGCGATGAAGGCTAATGCCAATGCCACTAAATACGGTACGAAATTCATGTTTTACCTCCCTTTATTGTATAAATTTTACCTGTTTCTTATCTGGCTCAATCAAAATCTCTATTGGGCCGACTGGTAATGGTCTCATCCCTGCCCGTTCTGCATAGGCTGGTTGGTCGAGGAAAGACCCACAACTAGCCGCGTAGCAATTCTTTGTCCGTACTCCATACCTAGTACAATACAATTTGCTCATTCCTATTACTCGCTTGCGGTGGTCATGCCCCGCCAACACGATGTCGGCCTCTACCCACCCCAGTATGCGCTCCAGGTTTAATGCACCCGCTCCCATTAAGCGCCCTCCCCACCAGCCATGCGTTAGGAAAAAGGTGAGAACGAAGGCACTGTTACCCAACCTTTTGAACGTGAGCCGTAAGAATCCCGATGGGCCTACAAGTTTTGGCTCACCCTTATCGCATAGATTTTCTATGATGCTACTATATACATCCCGCTCCCAATGGTCATATATCGCTCGCTCATGATTACCCTCCACTGAGGCTAGGATTTTGGGGCCAATGGGCTTCAGTATCTCAATCAAATGTGCTCGCTGTGCTTTGGCTAAATCCCCCTTTCCCCAGAGCCAATTGGGTAAATCCTCTGGATCGAAACGCCTATCCTTCCTGTTAATGAATTCACACATATCGCCAAGCAAGATAGTGTAACATTTGTCATCATGCGCTATATCATCCACTACCCTCTTAAATAACTTCTCATCACATGCTTTATTGCCCAAATGAATATCTGACAGTGGTACAATACGAAACACATCCGAACGTGAAGTATATTCAATTGTATGGGAAATCAACCGCATGTTTTCTCCTTACTGGAATAGTTGCACCAAAAGTTTCAACCCCTCCACTAAGCCAGCCCCCACTGCCCCTACACTGAGCATTTTGGCTATAGTTATTCGGTTGTCAGTTATTTGCTGTTTCACCTCCTTTAACTCGTTGTGGTTCTCATTTGCCCGTGCTATGACTTCCCGATATGGGCAGGTGTCGTGCATCTGGGATACTAACGTGGTTAACTCCGCCACTGCCTCCCTAGTGCTCGCCGTAATCCTGGTGAGTTCTTTGACGTCCGATTTGATTTCCTGAATATCCTGCGCATACGGCGAAGTCATAAGCACCTCCCTACGTCATCTTTCTTAATACCACTAACAGACTAGACATCTGTATCGTATTGGCCCTGTCCAGTATCTCCCACTTGTAAGGCGTATAATATGAATACTCTTTCCCCAACTCCGTGCTGGGGTCGAAGAAATCAAACGTTTTGGGGTCAAACCGCCACCTATGTGTGGGGTCGGCATAGGCGTTCTCATGCTTCCAATAGGGGACGGCAACCTTGAGAATTCCCTTCGGCTTGAGAATTCGCCAGCATTCGTTAAAGGATTCCACCAGCGTTATCTCCAAATGCTCAAACACAGATGAGGCGATTATCATATCAAATTCTTCATCAGGCCAGGGCCAGGGGATATAATTCAAATCCCATGCCACATCTATCTCTGGGCGATGCTTTCTCAAATCATGGTTAACCACTTGAACGTCATCGCCCTTGTATATCCTATCGCCCGCCCCTAGATTCAAGACTTTTTTCACTCTACGCTCCTGTCGGGATGGCTATGCATGTAACCATCCGCGTCACTATGGTAACCGTATCCGCCGCATTATAACGTAGCCCCTGTATCTCTATCGTATGCGCTCCCGCTACCACACTGGTGAACACGCGGCAGAAAGTCATGGCGTTCCGACAATCTGCCGCTGCCTCACCTATCCATTCGGTGCTAGGGCTGTTAGTAGTATCGTCCAACATAAGGCGTAGGTTCAACGACGCGTTTCTCGCCGTATCGCTCTCCCATGCCACATAAACGATGCAGACAATATCGCTCTCTTCCTCTAGGGTAATGCTGACATCCAGATTGGGGTCATCCTGCCAATTGGGCGCGGCCCCTGTTACATTCCAATCGGTGTTCTCTATCTGGGTGGTGGTAACTACGTTGTGGGAGGTGAGAATAGAGGCAATAGTGCTGTCGTGCTGACATCTAAACCTTTCTACCCCATCATCCTCTCTATACCAAATATCCCCATCCACAGGAGAAGCGGGGTCAGCAGAACGTCCCCTGAGATAAACATGCCCAAGACCTGCTCCATCATGATATAGACCTACTACTGGGTTATCAAGTGTGTCGCGAATCTCCAAATTATTTTCCTGGAGATATAAATCTTCCCAAGCCGTTAGGCTACCCTTTTTTGCTATAAACACATGGCCCGAGTTATCTCCTCCTCTAACCCACAAAGAGATATAATCTGTTCCTTCTGTTTTACCATACATAGAGATTCCCGCTGCTTCGGCGGGAGTGCTTTCTGGAGTTATAGCATCTAAGTTTACAGTAGTTACCCCATCTGCATGATGATAAGCAGAAGCCTTGAGACCTGGTATGAAATCGGCGGTAAGGTCCCCATATTTTTCAGTAGTGAGTACCAGAGTCATACCATCAGCGATACCACTTGTGTTGTCCATGGATTTGAGAATTAGTTGACTGCCAAGTGAGCCTATCTCTGATCGCATTTTCAGATACGAATCAATACTATAATCACTTTGGTTGTCGTAATATTTCATAAGGCGTCGCGTATAATCACCATAGAAATTTATCGTCCCATCACTTGATAACAACTCAATAGTTTTTTCTCCCCCTTTCATCCCCCTAAAACTCTCCCCATCCATAATCCAGCCATTGTCATCGGCGTTCTCCCCGCTTTTTATCGTTACCCTGTCCGCCCGCAAATCACCAGCAGTAATCATCTCTGCCCGTAGGTTGCGGATTATGTCCCTTGTACCACGCTCTAGTCCCAGTTCCAGTCGGGTTAGTCTATCTTCCAACTCTTCTATCTTTCGTATCAATTCAGGGTTCACATCTTCCTCCTCTTTTTTCTCGCCTGATACCACTCTGCCCCCGATGCTGGGTATCATTATATCTATGTGGTCTTCCATCCAGCGCTCTAATGCTTCTTCATCATATATCGTGTCTTCCCACAAATCGTATACGGTGAAGCCCATCCCCTCCAGGACGGCTCGCTGGGCCTCATCTTTGGCCTCCGCCGCCAAGCCTGTGTGCCAGTATTCGCCTTGAATGCGAATGATGACTTTGGCTTCTGGTAGGATGAAGTCCGCCACCACACCACCTAATTCCAGTCTACCGCCCATGAAACTGGATTGGAAGTCAAAGTACACGTGGCGCTTCAGCAGTTCCTTATAAACTATCCGCTCTGGTAACGTGCCAAAGACTTCGCTTTTCGGTACTGCCCTGCGCTCTAAATCTTCTTCGGGCTTAGGGATTCCTCTACGGTGTACAACAACCTCGTCATCCCATTTAATCTTCTTGGGCCGAGGTTTCGCTGGCTTCGCTGGCCGTATCTTCTTTATTTGTTGTATTTTTCTGACGTAACGCCAGGACTTTTTTGCCACTAAACCTCCACTAAAGTGATTTGCACTTGCGTCTCCAGCGCCTCACCACCACCAGGTTTGTGCTCTCTGCCGATAACCTGTAATGAAGATAGATAGACAGTATGTGAATCTCCCCAGGGGTCATAAAACGTAATGGGAGCAGTTGAATCTCTCGCTGTTCTAAGAGCGGCTAGTTTTGCCTTTCCCGTTATTGAATCCCGCCGTCCATCTAAAGTCTTTTCCTCTTCGGCGCAAGTTACAATCAATCGCCACCCCCAGGTCGTTACGGGACGCAACATGTATTTCACAGAAAAAGCCTCTAAAACGGGGGAGGTGCTAGAGTCAGTAGTCTGCAAGTTAAACCGCAATTGAATCTGTTTTCCCGTAGTGTCGGAGGGGAAATATAGCGTTTGAACGGGAGATTGGTCTACCGTGTTATCCCCCGTTCCACCCGCATCGGTTAAATCCGTCTTCCATGCTCCCCCATCCAGTGAATATTCTACGCTAATAGTCCTTGTCCCCGCTGCTAGATAATTCGTCCGCAGGGTAACGCTCTTGAAACATTTATCAATTTCCTGTAAGCCCCCGTCGAATTTGGAGGTATACAGATAATGATCGCCAGAAGTCTCGTAATAGTCATAGGGCAAATCATTGAGGGCCTGCAACCTTATCTCCGCCGTTACAGGGGAATTGGTTGCTCTGGTGTAGTTAAACCACAGCGCATCATGGTCTACGCTGGAGTAATTCATCGTGTTAACTTGATACGGCGAATCGGCAAGAGAGCAAATCCTATGCCACCCCACGCCGTCATAGGCCAGCAAGTTATCATGTGCACTTGCCTCATTATCTTCTGCAATGACATAGAGGAATTTGCCACGAGGGGTAAGACATCTGAAGTTGCCATAGGCCCTATAGGGGAAGGTTTCCACGTATCTTGGCGGGGTTACATCCTGTAGTGTAGACCCCGTGTAGCGATACAGTCTATTGCGCACATTGAAATATAATGCTCCCCGCCAGACGCACATAGTCTGGAAGTTAATACTGTGTCGCTCACGAGAGAAGTCCTGTACCTGGTAAGCCAGTTTATCATTGCTGACTACCCACAGCCCATCTTCTCTAGCCACATACAAGTTATTGTTGTACGAAATCATATTGACGATGGGAATCTGCCCAGGGCCAACTTCTATTACGTCTATATCGTCATTACCCCCGCCCTCCAAATCAGAGCCATCGGGTTCGGAGGCATAGTGCAGATATGAAGTCCCATCCTCGGCGGCCCAGAGGTAACCGCCATGAATACAGAGTACCCGTATATCATTCGGAGGATTATCGGCCTTCCCCATGTAACTGGGCTTGCCATTGGTATCTATTTTATGCATACGAGCCTCGTTGATGGCGACAAAGAGGTAATCCCCCGTAGATACTGCATCATAACATGTGCCCGTCTTCAACGCTGTGGCAATGAAATCCCAACGGCTTCCCAATACGTGGCCCGTCGTAGCCCCAAAGGTGATAGTTACGCCATTGTTTAACGTTTGGGCATCACCCGTAATTGCCACCCCCGTTGCATCCCAAGTCGCCCCGCCATCATCGCTCCACTTAAAGGTGTCAGGAGTGCCCGTTCCATCTATCTCTACCCGATAGTTTATCCGCCCTCTCCCCGTAAATGTCCCCCCAATTGTCAAATCATCTAGGTCATTCGGATGGGAGAAATCAATCTCGCTAACATCATCAATATAGGCGGCCTTAGCCTTGATACGCCAATAGTCTCCCTTGGTATGGCCCGTGCGACTATCGAATGTAACGTCTACGCCATAATCATTACCATTAGGCGTTAAGTCCTGTGCCGTTCCTGGCGTGATGGGTGTCCCCGTATCATCCCAAGTTACACCATCGTCATCGGATACTTTGAACGTATCCGTCTCTCCTGTTCCATCTATCTCCACCCGATAGATAATATCGCCAGTGTGAGTAAACGTTCCGCTAGCAGTTAGGTCATCAGGGCCTGTGCCGTGGAATTCGGCTTCAACTATCTCTGAGGCATGAGCGGTAAATTCCCATCTATCCCCTACGGCGTGCCCCGTAGTATTAGCAAAGGTAATCTCCACGCCATTGTTCAATGTCTGAGCCGACCCTGTAATCGCCACGCCCGTAGCATCCCAGGTAGAGCCACCATCGTCTGACCATTTGAAAGTATCAGGAGAACCCGCCCCATCTATCTCTACTACGTAGTCCAGGTCGCTTGTCCCCGTGTATGTTCCGCTAGTGCTGAGGTCATTCAGGCCCGCCGATGTAAAGGTTAAGTCCCCAATGTAGCTCAGGTCAGCCCAACTGGAGCCATCCCATACTCTAACCCCCGAATTGCCATCCTGTAGGGCGTAGAGTTTATCATTGAAATCCACAAATTTGATAACACTTTCGCCCGTTTCCCCATTGGTCGTATCAATGGCCGTGGCAAGTATGGCAATACCATTGTGGCGGGTATCTACGTAGTTCCCGCTTCTGGCATAGCCCCATTCGTCCGTGAAGTAGGGGAAACCAAACCCGTGTTGCCAATCATCTTGGGCCCAGACTTGCCACAAAGTGAAATCGGAATAAGTTATTTGCCCAGAGGATACACGAGGGGCAAAGTCGGATATGTCCACTTGCCTAAAGGCTTGAGGACTTACTAGGTTAAATCCATAATCTGTACCGTTTATGGTTAGAACAATGTCGTGAGTCTTACCTGCTGTTGGCATATCACCACCCTAAAGGATTTTCTGATGAAGAATAACGTCGGCCTTTCTCTGGATGATGTACCGTTCCAGGGATATGTTTATCCCTATATTTCACGATGTACTCATTAGCCATCTGCTCATTGTATTGCATGAGCCAACGATAAGTATCCACCGTGTGCTCTGGCGCCTCTACCATCATCATCCGATATAATTCGGCCATAGCCTTTAACATGATGTATTCCATCGGCGCATTGGTAGTGTCCGTAATCGCCGATAAGGTGTCATGCTCTTTTTCGTAAACCAGTTTGATGGTCATGCCCGATAAGTAGTAATGATTCAAACGCAGGTATTGAGTGCCCGCTTCTTCTTCCACTCGCCAGTCATAAATCTGCACCCAGGCGTATTCATCGCCTACGTCCTTAATGACATACTCGGTATCACCATCTACGGGATTGGTCGTCCAGGCGCTACTTACGGTAATGGTATCCGATGTGTTGCTAGATATGGTGCGTTGCTGGCCCTTTCCCGTCCCATCCACCAGCGCAATCTTGTATCCATCATCGAATTCATTAACCGTCCACGACTGATCTGTATCCTGCAAAGTAGTATCGCTTTGCGTCCCATTGGCCGTTCCCGATGAGGATTTTGATACGTTTTCAATGTATACCTGCGCTAGACGCTTAACGCCAGATGGTAACGTGTATTTCAAGGTATCATCACATACTACTAGGGTGTCCTCATCTACCTTTTTTTCAAAAAAGTAGGGCCAACATGACCTGATGGCAGCGTTGATCGCCCGCTTGTATTCCTCGAACCTAAACCGCTTGAACAGCCAGTAGGTATCACCACTTTCCACGGCAGCACTAAAGGCAGGGGCCACAGTCAAGGTATCACTGGAAGCGGTAAAGTCGGTTACTTTGCGTTCTTCCCCCTGGGGAGCATTGCCATCAGTAGTAGTACGTATATAGACCCAGGATTCGTTCCAGTAATCGTCTGCCTCAGTACGATTCGTGGTGTCTACTACTGTGGTTGTCGAGCCCCCCGTAGCCGTTTGCTCTTCAAAGTCCCGCATACGGCGGGCAAGTTCTTCTACCAGTGTAGCAAGGGTAGCCATTAGTACGCTCCTAGGATATGTGCCGAAATAGAGCCAGTTGTGGGTGCAGTGTTACATTCGATGTTCACCCGCACAAAGGGGAAGTAGGCGATGCTGGATACTAGGATATAGGCCGTGCCACTAGGCGCAGCATTGGCACTCAGTCCGCTTACGTCCATAACGCCATTGCCGTCAATATCCCACGCGCCCTGGGCCTTAACGACGGCGGTATGATTCAAATCGTTATCCACCATCACCCCTAAGACCCGATTCCCCCTCACATCCAGCCAACTGGAGTTGTGGGCAGCCGTATCCCTTATCGCTTCTGCACTGAAGGCAGCGGTGTCGAAATAACCTGCCCTCACCCTTGCCCATTGGTTCTCTAGTTTTACGGTCATATTACCTCCTTACTTTACTGGAATAATTAAATCCACATCCATCTCACCAGCGCCGAATTTGGGACTACTCGTGCCGTATTTGCGGTCTATCTCCTGCATTTGCTTCTGCACTACTATATCCTCTTGCATGGCTGACAGTACACCCTTGCGCTCCATTGCCTCTTGGCGTCCTAGCGCTCGCAGTTCTAGTTCCTTTGCAATACTCTCTGGGACTTCGCAAACCACACCCTTGGGAATCGTTACTCTTACTCCCTGATAAGTAAAGTTTTCCCCCGTGGGACTCATATAGCGCACTTTGCGTTCGCTCTTCAATCTAGCAAGTGTCATCTGCGCTGCTGCCCTGACGTTCAACGCAGCGTTCTTAACGTCTCTGGCAGCCTTAGCCTTGGCTTTGGCTTTAACGGTGGGGTCTATGCTGTCTAGCCTGTTCCAAATCTCCCTAATTTGGTTGTTCAACGCAGCATCACGGGCTTCTCGTTTCTTCTGCTCCCGCTCATAGTGCTCCTGCAGTTTCCATATCTGCTCGTTAGTAGCCTGGATGACACGCCCCAACTCTTCCTCTAGCATAGGCTTAAGCAGGAGCACAAACTGGAGCATCTGATTATCCGTAGCGGTCGCATACTGCTCCGCCATCGCCTTAAGTGCCTCTGGCTTGTCCACCGTAATGGTGGAACGAGGCTCTTTGGGTTTATCTGCTAAATCCTTATGCTGCCAGCAATAATCCCCGTGTGTAGCGTTCCTATTACACTGTGTGCCATCAGCCTTAATCGCTTTGCATCTCATCTGTTAATCCTCCCCATATTTCCTGATGTTTCTTGGCCCAGTTATCCCATGTGAAGTCCGTTAAATCCCTGCGCGGGCCATGTTCTTCAACTAATGCCTCCAATGTGCCGATTAAATCCTCTGTAGTCCAATACTCAGCACAACCGAAATCCTTAGCAAATCCTATAGGTCTGCTTATGATAGGCACCCCGCATGCTAACGCTTCCAAAACCCCATGTGGCCCACCCTCGGCATAGGCAAGGCTCAGGTAGTAATCAAACTCCTGTATGTATCGAGGATAGTCCTCGTGCCTTGCTTCGGGCACATAGGTTACCCTCACTCCATTTAAGGCCAGTGCGCCGACTATATGATCCCAGCCTGGCCCCACTATAATGAAGTGAAAGGGGCTTAAGTCCATGCGCCAGGATAGTTCTATCAGGGTGTATTCACCCTTTCGCCCATTCACATAGGGCCTGCCCGTCAGTCCTATCCGAATGGGCCTGGGTTTAAACATCTTATCAATACCAGGATACACAACTGTTATCTTTTCTCCTGGTATCCCCAGTTCTATCAGGACATCCTTACTATGCCGAGAGGGGCACATAATGTGTACACATTTACCACATGCTGCGCGTGCTTTGTCCCCCCAATCTACATTGAGGTGCGTAAACCACATGGTAGCCACCGTAGGCGGGTCGTTATCTATTAGCGGATGCCAGAACAGGTAATGGTTAATATCGGCTTCAGGGTCTGGCTTGGTATCTATGGTGATATTGTCCACCCGTTTGGCTATCTCACGAGCATATCGGTCTAGAATCCAGCCCTTTTCGTTGATGATAATATTAACTTTTGGCATCACCCACCTCGGCTAGGATTTCCCTCAATTCCTGGATAGCCCCAGCCTCATTGTCACCCTGCCTGCGTAGGCTTTCTATCTGTTGTTCGATGGTCTTTTGCTGTTCCAGGAGTTTTTTGATTTTTAATTTGATGCCCTCTAACTGCTTCTCGTGTCCTCGTAGTCTTAGTTCCAAATTCTTTTTGTCCATTTTACCTCCCCTCAGTTTCCATACTTCAAAGAAATATCTTGCCAATGCAATATCCGCTCTCTGCTTCCGATAATGCTCAAAGCCTATCGGGATGTGCAGAAAGTGTCCACACCTTAAACCACAATCCATCCAGATGTCTATGCCCGCTTTCCGCACGTAGTAACAGAACCTCAAGTCAGCCCCAATTCTTTTCTGCCCATGCCAGGCTTCGGGCATAGCGCCGTCCATTACGAATGGTGCATCCCCAATGAGTGGCTTCACCGCCTCAAATACCGAACGGTGCACCAGGAAACAGCCCCAACCTGTAGCCCCTACTTTGATTAGCCCTTCGTCAGGGAAATCTATAAGAGGAAGCATAGGCCAGTTGAAATCGGGGTCATTCTCATATGCGATGGGAAAGCAAGGATTGAGTTGTCGGCGGAAGTATAATCCGCTTATCGCTTGTTTCTTATGTGAGAGCAATCTCTCTAGTGTATCGGGAGGGAATTGCATGTCCCCATCCAGATACAGGATGTAATCGTGTTTGCTCTGCAGAAATTGTTCCGTTAGTTGTTGTCTGGATATATCTCCCCTGGAGGAATGGCGTAGCATTATCTGGTCTTCGTTGCTTCGACGGATGTTGACAATGCTGGTATATGCCTCCATGTTGGTTATAACCGCTGTCGCTATGCCGATGAAAACGCTCATTAAACCTCTCCATAGGAGGGGGGAGTTGCCTCCCCCCTCTAGTTTCTAGGCAAACACACTCGTCATTGTCAGTTTATGCCACATGGTGCTGGCCGTTGATAGTGATGTGGCGTTGTATTTGATGTACAGGTCGCTACCAGACTTGACGATTTTGAAGCCCCAGTTCTGGGTCACACTAGCATCAGTACCCTCCAGCGCTTTGATTTCCATGTTGGCCAGTACGTTAAACTGGTCAGCACTGTAATCCCACTGGATGTACTTGGTTGCCGTACTCCCGTAGAAGTAGGCATCCCCCGTAGGCGCGGTGTTCGCCGTGCCATGAGAGAATTTTCCCTTCACCGTCATGGTAGTGTTCAGTTCATCATATACATTGTCCAGCCAATCACATATCACATCGGCAGCCTGACGACCCTGACGGGCGACGTTGCTAACCTTTGCGCTAACTCCCATCATGCACCTCCCTTATTCGCCAATGGCGAGCAAGGAGACGATGATGTTCCCCACCGTAGTACCAGTAGAGTAAATCTGGTCAAGGTTGAAATGTATGATGTCGCCCGCATCGGCGGTGTTGTAGTGCATGTCCGCTCCAGATACGGTGGCCGTAGCCGCGACGGTGCTCACTGCCACCGTAACCGTCGCTGCTGTCCAGCAATCTGAACCCGCAATCTCCATCATCACTTGCGAAGCCGTGGTAACCGCTGTGGTTGACGGCTTGGCATAAATGGATAGATGGTCAATGCGGAGACTGCAAGGCGCAACGAACCCCGCAAGGTCATCACCTTCACTGGCACCCAGGTCAAACGTCCAGAGCAACGGTTTGCCTACATAATCATATGTTGCAGCCATTCTATCCTCCTTAACTCAAGTCGTTCACGTGCTCTAACCGAACGTACCAATTGTCATTCAGGGACTTGCAATCGTGTGATGCTTTCCAACCCACGCTACCACGTAGGTTCAATGGGTTGTCCGCCCCACCAGAGTCCACTGGCTTGACAATCAGTTCCACCGGCCTTACACGTTGACCCGTCATGGTGTGTTCCTCAGTGCCCGCCGTGTCTACTTCCTGCGGTAACGTATTGCCTATGCCAACTATACCGTAGGCTTCTTTCAATCTGTTACCCCCCATTTGGGTGGATAGGTCATTTCTGCCTATCTCTCATGGTTTCCCATGAGTTCGGACTATCCCTTGGATTTGACAATCCCGCTCATTATAGTCTCTGAACGTTCCCCATTTCTGAGGCTTCGCTGCGGGTTACCCAATCCTTAGCCTTTTTAAGCATTCGCGCTTATCCTTTCGGATTACGCTGTAGCGGCTAAGGCTCTAAGGGCGTTCCTGCAATTTCGAGCGTTTTGCATCGGCAAAGAATTTTCACCGATGAACAGCATGGCATAGACATCAGCGTTACTTGCACCTCCATCCGTCCACTCTTTCACATTCGAGGACATGTAGAAGTCGCAGTTCAAGAACGACCCAATGTATCCTGTCTTCATCGGGTTGCTCTCATCCCGCGCATACGCGCCCTCGAAAGCATTCCGCTCTGTTACTTGTGAACCCTTTCGGGCGGGCTAGTCATTTCTGCTAGCCTCTCATGGTTTCCCATGAGTTCGGACTGTCGCTTCACCTTGCGGTGTCCCCTCGCTCAACGAGCATTAACATAGTGCATATTCATTTTATAATCAAACATAGGCAACACATATGGACGGATAATATCAAACAGTTTTTGGCCCTCTTTGGCCCCCATTCCCAATACCCAATATTTACCCTTATGCCTCGAAATGCGAGTTGAAATTCCAAATCGCTCGGTTAGAAACTCTCGCATAATTTCATGTTCTTCACGGCTGAAAGCCTGGGTATGGAAATGAATTTCTCTGCTTTTGGGAGACTTGCGTCCCGATGTCAAAACTCGATAGTGGATGGTTAACGAACCATCATCCATATACCAATATGCCAATCCTTGTGCATCCAATGGCATCAGGGCCTGCAAACTTATTGTTTTTCTTCCATTAGGATACCACCGTTTGCGCAATTTGGTATAGATAGGATGCGTGCGTGTCTCGGCAATTATTGTACCATATCCCCACCCATTATCAGGGACCTCTCGCACATTTACGTGCGTTATCTCACGCAAAATAGCCACTTTGTGTAAAAGATACGAGCGTTGTGAGGGACTATGCTGTAGTTTAAGCATCGCATGACGCCCCCCGTGGGATACTACAAGGCTTGCATCTCCCAAAATCATACCCGTCAATATGTTCAGCGGAACGGACACTATATGCCCTCCTTTTGCTGCTATGTTAATGTCTCTAGTCTCTGCCCCTAGTTCGGAATCAATTCCCATCAGCATCTGCTGACCCTTGGGTCGGGTTGCCATGCGCTTTAGCGTTTAGGCTTTCCCGTTATTCAGAGGGGATTTAACGTTCCCGAATGCTAAGCGGCCAGGAACGACGGGTCCTGCATTAGAGTTACCCACAATCTGTTACTTGTTAACCCTTTCGGGCGGATAGGTCATTTCTGCCTATCTCTCCACCTTCACCGTTAGGTTATACGTGGAGTTCGGACTATATCATCACCCACTTGGGGTGCCCCGCTCATAGTCTCTACACACGCCCACCTTTCGGCTGCTTGGCTCGGTATTACCCTCCTCAGGGCTTCCACCGAATTCACGGGGTTTTCCACCGCATATTGCTACGCGGCGCACCTGGTTAAACAAGTGTCGGGATGAAGTATCGCCACATACCGCGCCCCCTCCACTGGCAGGGCATCGTTCGCCATAAGCGTGCCCAGGGCCTTCACTACGTCCGTATAAGAAATCTTATCGTTCGTAGTATCCAGCCCCGTTCGAGCCGTAGCAGTCCCCGAATACTGCACAGAACCGTTTGCCACTAGGACATCGCGGGTGAGAGTGTCAATAGACAATCCGCACTGCTCGCCTAGGATAGCACTGAAGTTCTGAAGTATCGGGTCAATGCTGGTCAACTCAAGCACATCGCTATGGCGTAGATAGTACCCGTACCAAGAGGGCGTGGCCGTAACCTTCGTAACGCTGGCGCTACCCGCTGCTGGCGTCTGGCCCTCGGTAAGAGCCGTAGTAGTCGCGCTCAAGGCACCGAACTTACGCCATTGAAGTTTGTTACCCTCATTCTTGTTAATGGTCGCCTTGACCCCCCACCGCCCATGAATGAGCCGTGGTAACGCACGGGTCAAGAGTCGCATTTCGTAGTCAATCTGTTACCCCTCGGTTATATTCAGTTTATTAAAGTTCCGAGTGGGCTGGTCATTTCTGCCAGCCTCTCCACCTTCACTGTTAGGTTATACGTGGAGTTCAGACTATATCATCATCCCAGAGGGATGCTCCCCGCATAGTCGTTACACACGCCCGCCTTTCGGCTGCTTGGCTCGGTATTACCCTCCTCAGGGCTTCCACCGAATTCAGGGAGTTATTGCCCCATAGTTGCCTATGGGCGACGCACTATCCGTACGTCCGCATTTCATTGCTAAGCGTACTGGTTGTCTCCGTAGCCATTCTAAACCTCCTTCAAGTGTTTCCCCCAGTACGCTTTTACGCATACTGGGTTGTTAAACTGGTATCTCGTCTTTGCTTAGTTTCCCCGAAGCACCCTGTCGGAATATCTCCTCCATTTCCTCCCAGGAGAGTTCCTTCCAGGAACGCCTCTTGGAAACCCTGCGTGGGACACCACTAGCAACCTTCGGGGGTTCCGCACGTCGGCCAGTACGACGGTCTTTCAGCCAATCCATAGCAGAACGCTGCATGGCTTCAGGACTGGAGTAATCCAGTTTGTCCTTCGGGATGCCGTATTCTTGGCTATACCATTCCGCCATCGAATCGCGATAAGCACGCGCTTGCTCTAAAGCCTGAAGTTGGGCGGCCTGTTGCTGAGTTTGCAGAGCAATATTGCGATAATACTCTGCCAACTGCCTGGCCTCCTCAAGTTCCGCCTGCTCCCGCTCCGCTGGCGTAAGGCTAGCATAATACTGCTCCCGTAGACGCTGTTGCAAACTCGCCAATTGCTGCTGATACACGGCAAGTTGCCTCTGGTACTCCGCCTCCCGCTGCCTGAATTGCTGTTCCGTCTCATGTGCCTTGCGCTGGAACGTACTCTTCAGTTTGTTGATGTCCTCTTGCAGTTTAGCAACTTGCGCCTGAGTGTCTTGGGCGTCAACTTCGGGCGTCGCCTCTTGTACTTCTTCGGCAACCCCTTCGTTAACCCCTACCACTTCCTCTGGCATTTTACACCTCCCTTTTATAGTATCCAGGGCTTATGCTGATTGAACCCACCACGCGGCGTCGGGATAGGATAACGTGGCCGTTGTGGTGGCCTCGCTATGCCTCCCACCCTGCCCCTAGGCTGCGGGGGCGTCCAATCAACAGGCCCAGAACCTACTGGTAATTTGGCTAGTAGGTCTTCCCACGTCTCATACTCCGTCGGAGGACCTATCATCGCTGGCCTGAATACCTCCCACCAAGTGGTATAACGACCAGGCACTTCCTCTGGTAATTTCTCAAACAACGATTCCCATGTCTCATAGGTGGTCAACGGTTCTTGTACGATTTCGCCTAAATATTCCTTCCATGCTTCTGGAGTTTCTGGCAATGGGATTTGGTTCTCCCACTTTTCCTTTACGACATCCCAGAACATCCCACCAAACATGGCTAACCAACTATCGAAATTCGGTTGGTCAAAGCGATTGCGCTCATATAGATTTTGTAGCATATTCCATAATGGGCGGGGGATATATTCCCCATACATCCAATAACGGCTCAAAGCATCCATCGCTTCCTGGCCCGCATTAGAAGCAAGCCAGTCCAGATTGGGCCGCTCCGTCTCCTCCTCTTCAGGTGGTTTGTATTCGGGCAATTCGTATTCGGGGAAATACCCCAAAGAAACATCACGCCAGAATGCTCCCTCTAGTAAGTCTGCCCAATCGCTGTAACTTTCAGCGCCCATATCGTTCCGTTTGTAAAGAATTCTTAATGCCCGCTGCAGGGCTCGCCATGTCTCCGAGGGGATTCGTTCCCCCGACCACCACCAATCGGTTAAAGTATGGAATAAATCGGGCCCTAATCCTTGCTTTAACCAGTTCCATAATTCCGTGTTGGGCTCTGGCTGTTCTTCTCCCTCTGGCCCACCCTCGCCAAAATACCAATCTAATAACGCTTTCAGGTCATCACGACTTTCCAAAAACGGTACTAATTGTGGATATGCCGTTGCCAGCCAAGGGTCAATTGGAACCGTAATGCTATCCCATGTTCGCCATAAATCCTCGAAAGCACGCTTAGCATCTTCGTCGCTCTCTACCAGATTTTTGAAAATCTTATGGAGGGTTTCCGTTGCACCCTCTTGAACGAAATACCATTGTAGCGTTTCTAGCAAATCGTCTACACTATCAAAATTATCTGCAATGCGGGGATCGTCCTTTACCCTGTCCCATACCTCATCCATATCCCCCGATAGCATATCGGCAAATACATCTTCAAAGAATGTGCGATTTGCTTCGTCTCGTATTAAATCAATAAATGTGTTGTGGCGACCTTCTAATGCTTCCTGGGTGGTGAAATACTCCCTAACCGCTTTAAGGAATTCCCCCATTCCCGTTCGTTGCCATATGTCCACAATGCGGGGTTGGTTGAGAATAATCCACTCTATAATGTCCCTATCCGAGGCATCGGGATTGTCCTTCATATACTGCCATACGGCCTCATACATCGCCCGCACTTCGTCATTCTGCATATGGCGACGGAAGGCATCCATGAGTTCTTCGGATGGCTTTTGTGCCTGTTCTATTGGGTCTCCCCAGCGCTCTTCCCACTTGGCCGCCTCATTGGGGAAGCGATTTTTCAAATGATTGAAAAAGCCCTCTAGGTCATTTTGCCACCGTTCGAGACGATTCCAAGGTACCGCTTGAGTAGCATAAGTCCATCCTGCCTCCAAACCATATTCGTACATGACTTTCAGGATACGTTTCATCGTTTCACGATACCGCCCAGCACTAAAGGTACTAGGGTCGGGATAGCCCTCTTGTTCCCATACTTGTATCAACCAATCAGGAGGTAGTTGTGAGGCCATCTATTTCCTCCTCTTCGGTAGACGCTTTTCCACCCAGGGATACTTGCGTCGTAGATAACTAAATACCCAATCGGCGTTCAGCCATTTGCGCCTGCGGATTTCCTTACCGTAATTCTTCTTCAGCCATGCCCATGTCGTATCCACGCCGTATATAAACATCCGCGTAAGCACTGCAATCTCAAATATCTCATCCTCATTTATACGAGGTGGTTTTTGTCGTTTTCTCTTCCCCTCTTTGGTCTCTGGCACGATAGGTGTGGTAGGCCCCTCCACTGCCTCCTTGTATCCTGGCGGGGTAGGTTGACCTTTCACCGAGAATGGAGGCGTAGGCCCCTTTTCTCCTATGCGCCCAGGTCGTATTGGGTGCACTAACTCTTCGGGAGGCTCAAATCCGCCCTTGGGATAGAAGGTGGCGTATTCAGGGCTGATACGCCGTAACTCTTCTCTTGCCCCCCAGAATTCCTTTAATACCTGGAATTCATGTGAGTTCTTGTCCAACTTTTTGTTGAAGTAATCGTCCTGAATGTCATAGATATTACGCCCAGCCTTATCACTAAACATTTGAACTAATCGGTCATTTTCGCGCCTAGCCTTCTCTACGGCGCTCAACTCCTCTGGGAGAATTCGTCTGCCCCCATATATTGGCCCCGTTACAGGTACTGTGGGCCCCATTGGTGGTGGGATTGGCACGCCAAACAATTGCTCCGCCCGTCGTTCTCCAGGATATTCAACTTGTGGAGGCACAACTCCCCACTGGAATGGCCTCTCCGTGCCTCCAGGGACTTGATGTAGCCAGGCCCACATCTGCTCATCCGCCAGCCTTGCCCTTTCCTCGGCGGGGTAAAATCGCTTGAACGGTTTGCCCAGTAATCTGTTCAATCCTGGATGCAATCTTAATTGACGCCAAATCTCAGATTCCAATATCTCCCGTTCCGTATCATTGCGGGCCATGTATTCCTCAAGATCGGGGAATACCACATCAGATAGCGCCTGTTCTACCTCTTTTCTATCCCATTCAGGATGTATCCTGATGACTTCTTCTATGTAGTCTCTTGCAGGCTTCGGCCCATACTGAGCAACTACCTTATCCTTGTCCTCACTGGCAAAGAATTCGTTTTGGGCTTGTGTCATCTCATCACGATATAGACGATAGGCCGCTTCCAGCGGGTCATCAAACTCGCCTAGTGCCCGCTCAAACTCTATTTCCCTAACAGGGATACCCTCACCTTCTACATACTGGGCCAGCATCTCCCCTCGTGGGATTCCTTCAGGGGTTAGTTGCCGTTTGAATATATCCCTTGCCCTGTAGTAGGCATCCCAATCAATCTTGCCCTCAGCATCCTTGAATTCGTCAGGCTTAATCTCTCGATATTCTTTAACCGCCCGCTCTGCTGGGGTCTCTGGTTTCCATTCTCGCAATACATCAGCAAATTTCTTTTTCCAATCACCTAATGCTGCATAATACTCTTGCTGTAATCTGTAATGCTCACGCGTGCCAGGAGTGCGCAAGGCTAGTTCTGGTTCATATTGCTTTTGTATGGCCTCCCTACCCTTATAATATTCGGCGAGTCTGATTTCCTTTCGCGCTTCCTCTGGGTCATCAAAGGCCATCCAATAGGTGATAAGTTCTGGGTGTTCCTCTAAAATATCGGATTTGGTTTTTACTTTCCCAATATCCATCCCCTCTGCCCTGCGCTCTCCAGGTGCTCCAAGATATGGCCTCTCCCTGGGCGCTTCTTTGTATTCCTTATATATCTGTCGTAATCGTACTTCCTCTGGCGTGGCGTATTGGATATTGAACGGTGCGAACATATTGATAAGCCGACGCCATTCATCTCGATTTTCAGCAGCCCTCATCGCCTCGTCCAATGTAGGCCCACCATAAGCAATGGCCCTCATTGCTCCCATATGCCCAATAGCACCACTAGGCTCCAACGTAGTGGCGATTTCCCTCGCCCCTCTATACCGTTTCCATCTATCTTCAGTAGGCGTAAACATCGTTTCTACAAAGGCATGAGCCGCCTCTTTCTTGCCTTCTGCTTCCAATGGCCTCCAAGCGGCAGGACGTTTATTGAATATATCTTCTACTGCCCGTAACCCCTTAAATGGTGCCAGCATCCCTGTCTTCAGATAATATAAACTTTGCCCAGGTAACGTTGCCCCCTCCCCTGGTTGTCGAGGCCAGGAGAATCTTCCTATATGGCTCCAAGGTATCAAATCCCACGGCTGTTGCTCTGCTGTTACCCCCGCCCAATAGAGGGGCAAATCCCACCAAGGCCAAAGATTTAATCCCACCGTTTGTAACCCCCGCCTGGCGTAATATGCCGCCCTTTGCCAGGGGGCCATTTCCTCTAGTTCCTTGGAAGACAATCGTTCATATGGCTCTCGGAATTGTGTGGCAGGGGCAAATAATGGGCGCAAGTCAATTCCAATTGCCCCAAATGGGGTATTGATTATGTAATTATATTTGAACCTAGAAGTTAACCCCGTTTCCTCGCGTGCACCCTCCGTTCCTCTTGCATATTGACGTACCCAACGCGCGGCTTGAGGGCGTCTCTCTAGTACTTCAGCAAGACCAAATAGGTTTCGTATCTGCCATTTATGGAAGGGGAAAATCCAATCTAATAGCCAGTCGAAATCGGTGTTATTAGCATAATCTAACAGAATATCGTTAACTTTTATATAGGCGGTGTCCCTAGCCTCCGCTAACGCATCGGCCCATTCTTGGGCGTATTTTCTGGCTATCGCCATCACTTGGTCTGCATCTTTGGCGCTTACTTCTACAGGTTCTTCTGTTAATGTCTTTAAGGCCGTCTCCCGCCAAGTCTCTAATTCATCTACAAAACTTGCTACCTCATCGTCTATATGCTTGACAAAACTTGTGTAGAAATCAGCAGGAGTAGCGCCTGCGCCAGCCGCTTTTGCCCGCTTTAGCATCTCTCGTTCAATCTTGGCATATTCATCGGGAGGCAGTTTGCGCAACTCATCCATTGACCAGATTGGCTTGCCGATTGTGGCCCGCGTGATATTGCGCCAATGGGGGTCGGTAATGCCCAATTCGTTAAC